ACGAACGCCGCCGCCGCGATCAGAACCGCCGCGATACCGCCTGCCACCGCTTTCTTGCCACGTTTCGGATTGTTGGCCCGCACCACCAGCGGGGCAGGCTTGTGCTTGCTCCGCCAAATCATCCGCTCACGCTCCGTTGCGGGATCAGCCGGGAAATGCCAGCCCCGACCATGGCCAGTGTCGCCAGAACAGCGAAAACACGCGGATCAATCCCGAACATGTCGGCGCTGACCAAAGAGAAAAATGTCGGCAGTGCCTGCAAGACCACCGCCAGCACGATCAGCCGCAGGCTCCATGCGTGCCTCAGTACCTTCTTCTGTGCGTCCGTCATTGTCCGTTCCTCCTGTCCAGCCGCTCCGATAGCCGCTGCAATTGAATTTCGATCCTCGCGATACCGGTCAGAATGCTGTTCGTCCGTTCATCCTGCCGAGACACCGCGATTTCCGTGGCTCGAACCCTCGTTTTCAGCCGCCCGGTATCCTCGCGCGCCTCCCTCACGCTCTCGGCGTTCTTCACCGCCGCATCGGTATTCGCCGCCATTCCACCGCTCAGACTGGCCCACCCCGCCCCAACAGCAAGCAGAAGCGTCACCAATTGTATAACATTTCCCGCGCTGATTGTCGCTGAAAATGTTGGTCTGAACTTGCTCAGGTTTGGGTTGTTTGTCATCATGCTCCTCCAAGGATACCCCGTCCTTCAGGGCGGGGAAGATGTTAAGTCAGTTCTTCCGTCAGTGTTGCAATATCCCCGGCCTCCAGCTTCACCCGCGAGATCGAGAAATCTCCGGTATAAACATTGGATGTTTCGGCCAACCTGAACCGAAGCTCGAAGTACGGCGATGCCCCCCATGTCAGACCAGTCGAGTCAGGCCCGGCAAACGTAATCGAATGGCGTTTCGCCGTGGTCGAGAAATTGAACTCTTCCACGCTGCCCATGGCAATGCGGGTGGAGACAGACCCGCCCGATCCGTCGTAGACCTGCACCGTGACGTCATAGAAGTTCCGGCCTGTGTTCGCTGCCTTGCCAACGAAGCTCAACACAAGGTTTTGGTCCATCAGTTCCCACGGGTTATACCCCTTGAAGTATACCCACTGGATCGCCGCCGCCGTGCTGGTATTGTTCGCCCGCAGCGCCGGGAGCAGCGCCCCACGCCACGTCAGCAAGTCGCGGCTTGCCGTGATCGTCCCGCCAGTGGACTTCACGAACCAATCTGTTGCAACCTCGGCCCCATCAGTCGATGAGGAACTCGCGGCCCATGTATCCATGCCCGGATTCAGGATGAAGTTTTTCTTAGGCGCCGCGTGTATCACCTGCACATCCGGGTCGGACAAGCTGGCGATGCCGTTGTAAATGCGAGTCTCATCCGTGCTCACATCACCGGGGTAAATCAGGTATTCAACACCCCCGAACACCAGCTTGTATTCCCCTGTGGCGCCGCTCGTGCGCCGTGCCCATTTCCAGCCAGTCGTTTTATCAACCCCATCCACATACCCCGGAAACAACCCCTTGTTCGGGTTGTTGACCCCGCGCGGCAGAAGGTTCTCAACCACGATCCGGCTGATCCCCGGAGACCCTGCGCCGGCGTTGCCATACGTCCCACCATCATCCAATTCGAACAGCGAACAATCCGACCCTTGAATGGCTGAATGCAGAAACGACCAGTTTTGGATGACAATGTTGGAGCGGTTCGCCCACAGGAAGGCCGTGTTGTTGCCAGAGAGCTGCGTCGCCTCGGTGTGCATTGCTGCAATCGTCATGGAGTCCGCGCGATCAATCTGGACCATGTGGCCGTTGCACTTGACCTGATGGATGTTCATCTGGCCAATGGAGCAGGTCATCAGCGAATGCCCCTTGCTCGTCGCTGGACGCAGATTGAACACGTTCTCGCACGTCCACGTCAGCCCGCCTTCGATATATAGGTTGGAAATCTCGAACCCGGTGCCGGACGAGAAGTCGAACGCCCGATAGCTGAAATCTCCGATGAAGATGTTCTCCATACGCCAATTGAACGGCGTCTCCGCAAGATCGGAATAGATCACCGTCCCTGCATCCCCGAATTTCACGTCCGACAGGGGGACTGCCCCCTTGGTCACGCTATCTCCTGCGGCGTTATCAAGTTCCAGAAGCACACGTTGCCCGGCGGTTTCAGTACCTGCGATAACCCCGCTGGCATACCGAATTTCCAGTGAACTCAACCGCGCCCGACGCCGCATGATAATCGCCGAGTCGGTAATCGGAACCGCAGACGTGAACTCGATTGCCGACTTTTCACGACCATTCCCTTCAATCCACTCATTCGAGTTGAGGCTGATCTGGATAGTGCTGAGATACGTCGCGCTTTTCAGGCATACCCGGTCATCGAAATTCTTGGCGCTCACAAGTGCCGCGCCCATATCGGTCGTGCCCGGCGTTGCGTTGTCCTTGAAGTGGTCCGGGTAAGCTCTCCCGAAAGGCTCCCACCCCGGCATGTCAGATATGGCAGTAGAAGCCGACTCCGCCACATAGGACAGCCCAGCGGCGGTTATCACAACCCCATCATCCGGCGCGTTGTCCGCCACCCACGCCACCGCCTCTGCTCGTGTAGCGAAACCCTGCCCGAACTCCAGCGCCGTGCGCCGAAGCCCATGTATACGGAGCTTGGTCATTTCGCTACCCACCCTGTGTTACCAGTACCGCTTTCCTTGACGTACAGCGTTGTCCCGGTGCCGCCGTCCGTGCGCATGTACATGGACCCCACCGGGGCCGTCACCGCCGTCTCAGGCGACCCCGTACCACTCGTTACATTGATGTCGCTGCGCAGAATGATCTCCTTGGTTGACGCGTAAGCATACCCGATAAACCACTTGTCCGCCGTGCGGGAATAGGCCAACTCGCTCGCCGTTACTTGGTTCCCGGCCGCATCGTAGGGCTTTAACCCTGCGGTTGCATTTGCCACGTTGTTGAACAGCGAGATCGTATCGACCCCGGAAACACTGCCCGTAATAATGTCACCAGACCCGGACCCCATAACCTTTACGCGCTCACCGAACGCATAGCTGGATGCCCCACCAAATACGACGTCCGTTCCATCCCAGTCCCACGAGTATGTGGCTGAGCCTACCGAGTATTCTTCCCGCACCTTCCCTGTTGGCCTGAACACTGTACGCGTTGGGTCGCTCACATTGCTCGGGACAACGATATTCTCCGGCTGATGGACAATAGCCCCCTGCCCAGCGGCACGCATGGGCACGTCACTGTACCCATTCCCGTCGTTGGCAGACGATGCGAACCACTTGGTGTCGTCCCAAACACTCGTCGCTCCGGCAGCGATGGCGGTAATAATGTCGCCCCGAACAAGCGTTGTCGTCGTAGGCGCCCCATAGACCAACGCCACGCCCGTCGAAGTGTCCGTGATAACCTCGTTGTCCAGAAATGTCCCAGTTACCCCTGTGAGACGCAGCGTGCCCGTAGACCCTATGACCTCCAGCGTCTGGATAGTGCCTGTTGCCCCGGACGTACCACCAGTAACAACCAACCCGGCAGTAAAGTTCCCGGTATCTGCGTCGTAGTTCACCGCCAACGGCCTGATGTTGTACCCGGTATCGTCCTCCCCGACAATCCATTGGTTCCCAGCAGCAGGCGAAGGGTGCAGACCGACACGGCAAGGGCTTACCCCGATCCCAAGCAGAGCCGTCTGCACAGCGGCTGACGAGACTATGAACCCCTTGAAGTCCACAACCCCGGTATAGGCCCCGGTATCCTGCCGATTCAGCACGTTCCACGCCGAGTAATCCCCGGCCATGATGCCGGTTTCCTCGTCGAAGAACCCCACGGTAGCACCCGTTATGCTGTCAAGCCCGAGTGAGTAAGCCTTAGAACTCAGGTGCCCCTGCTTCGCGTATACCCGCACCCTCGGGTCAATAATAATCGCCCGATCACTGGTCCCGCTGTCAAAGCTCGACCCGTTCCATACCGGAACCTTGTTTTTCCCCCCGGAAATAAACGACCCGCCAAAGAAGTGTATTGCGTCCCCGTGCAGCTGGATTGTCGAAGCGTCAATGTCGCAACCAATGAAGTACGCCTTGTTGGTCTGGTTCCAGCACCGAATGGACGCAGGTCCGCCGTGCGTCAGGTTGTTAATCCTCGGCTGTTCAGCAGTGCCGCCAAACCCCTGCATGACGTGGACGCCGTAGTGGTAATTATCCCCGCATCCCTGACTGGTCATCACATAGTCAACGCCACGCGCAGCGTCTGTCCACCAGCGGTTAGTAGCCGCCCGTGCCAGTGCATCCGGATACGTCCGTTTACCGATCTCCGCGTCAGAGTAGAACGGCCCCTTGTCCACCCACGCCCCACTCACGACGCGGTACAGATGGTCGTCGTCCGCCGTGATACGCTCAAGCCCGTCCGGGGTGGCGGCCGGCAGGGCGGCGGCATTGGCGACACTCGTGATGCTGGAAATGTCTCTTGTCGCGTCCAGCAGCAAGATGGCTGAGCGGCTCCACCCATAGGTGCCACTCAGGACAGTGTGGTCCTTGTAGCAAGACACCATACAGTCGCCGACGTAGTTCTCTGGCTCATTTGCCCCGTTTGGCATCATACGCCCGGAGTAGTCGCTGGTGTCAGACAAGCCCCACTGCTTCGCATTATGCTCATCGAGAACCAGTCCGCCGTTATTGTTGTTGGTCTTGAGTTCCCCGTACTTGCGGAAATTCCAAATTTGCGCCACGCGGACTTTCAGCGCCGAGCAGGAGTCATACCGAATACCTGAACACAGGAACTCGCAGTGTATCCCCCCAAAGTACGCCTGTGCGGTGCGTTTCACTCTCAGATTAAGGAGAGGCATCGGGCGCTCAAAGCCCTCCCTGAGCGCGTCATTCGCCGCAGACGTGCCCAAAGTCACCCCCAACCGCGCCGCCTCCGAGGACAGATGGCTGTCCAGACCGCCGCCGGTAGTCGCGGTGATCCGCCCGGGGTGGTCAATATCCACCTCGCATACTGCACCGTTCCACGGTGCCAGCGGATCGCTGGGCGTCTTGGTGAAATACAGGGTGTCCTTGGCCAAGAAATCCACGTAGCAAGAGAACTTCACTGAGTGCTCAGCGTCCGTCTCCTGCGTTCGCGACAGATCAGCCGCGAAGTACGCAGCGGCCTGCCATGCAGCGGAACTTTCAACCCCACTTTGAACCCCGAACTGCTCGGCCTTGATATGGTTGCCATGCTGCAATTCCGCTTGCAGTCCCGTCCCGGTCAGGTCGATATACGATCCCCCGTCTGCGGTCCCGGTCGCAGCAGCGACAATCTTGTACACAGCAGCTCCGCCATCGCCGGGCGAGTTGCGCCCCAAGGTATTGACGTAATCACCGAGAGCCAGCGCCGTGTCCGCCACCATCGCTGCCACAGTGTCAAACCGAACCCCAACCAACGCTTGTATGGCGGTTGCCCCGTAAGCCGTCTCCGTCCACCCGGTATTACCGGAACCGCTGGTCTTCACATACAGCGCCGTGCCAGACGCCCCGTCGGTCCGCAACCGCAGCGCCCCCACAGGAGCTGTTACCGCCCCTTCCGGCGATCCTGTTCCTGCTGTTACGGTTGGCCCCGAAGCCCCGAACACCAGACTGGTATCTGCCGTGAGCGTAGTAAACGTCCCGGCTACTGCCGTCGTCCCGCCGATAACCGAGTTGTCGATGGTCTTGTTGGTCAGGACGGTGGTCGATGTCGCAAAATCCGTAACGGAATCCCCGACACTGGCGGCGGTAACACGCAGCTCGATACTGCTCCCGGTAGGGAACCCGAGTGCTGTTGTGCCTTCTTGCGCCCGAACAACGGTCAGCGTATCCGAAACCACGGCGGTGACCTTCACGATCTCACTGTTGCCAGACACGTCCACAAGCGTCGCGTAGAAATACTCCCCCGCCGATGGCGACGGGAAAGACGCCCCGCCCCCTGTGGCCACGACCACAGACGTATCCGCAGCGAGAACCGCCACCGCTATTGTGGACGCCGCATTATTCGCCAGCAGTACCGTCATTGGAATCCCCCGCCGTAAGCCACCATCGTGGCCCGCATGTTGCCCAGATTTGCACGCGCCCGCCGCCGCGTCACCGCCGCCCGGAACTGCTTGGCATGGTACGCCGCCAGCTCCCGGTCAGACCACGGTACATTGGGTAGCACCAGAAGGTATTGCAACGCCCCGTGTACAACCGCATCCTCGATCTCTGACAATACCGACGTGTCCATCCCCGCCGCCGCGCGCGTCGGCTTGAGTGCGTATACCAGCCGAAGCACGGCTCCGCTGTCATCCGGCAGCGGGAGCAGCACATACTTGTCCGGGGTCAGCTGCGTGAAAGTGACGGGCGTACCTGCGTCGGCCAAAGCAGCCGCCGGCATGGCAGAAAGAGACCCCCCACCGTACACATACGTGTTATACGTCGCGAGGTCCATCACGCCGCTACCAAGCGCCGCCCACACAACCGCAGGGTCCACACCACTGAACAGGTCAACCCAAGCCGGGTACTGCGCCAGTGCCACCTCCAGCGTCACCCGGCATAGGGGCGAACTGTCCAGAAGCGCCTCGAACACCGCGTGCACGTCGGTATCCGCCGGACGCGCATACTCATACTCCGCCACTCCCGGCAACAGTGCAAACGGCGCCTGCGCGTACCGCCACGCCAAGGTCTCTTCGCACACGACACGCGCAGCACGCGAGATTGATTGCAGCGCGGTACGCTGCGGGCACCCCGGCACACTTGGTGCAACCTTGTCCATCAGGGAGGTAAACAGCGTCGTGGACATCAGCTCTCCCTCCGGGTGCGGATGCCCGCATGGACATTATCCGTCACCGCCCGAATGTCCGTTGCCTGCTTGACCGAAGCCGTAAACGCATCGAGGAACAGCTTCGCACGCCCGGACACAGCGTGCTCATCGTCCACCGCCTCCGCGAGAAACACCGTCGCATCCACGAGCATCGGCAAGTATGCCCCCGGAAGGGACATCGTATCAGTCAGTGCGTATGTGCTTGGCGACTGCGCATACTGCCCCTCAAGGACAACACCGGAGCTCGGTGGGGGGTATAGAAAGAACGTGTTCGGTGACCGGGGGTCGCGCATGAAACTCTCTGGCGTACCGGACGCTGCGGAGCGCCAAGTCGGGTCGGACCTATCCAGTGTCTCCCGGTCAACCTCCAGAACGGCGGAACCCGTCTTCACACCGAATATATCCAGCAGCCGGAAAGCGTCGGATGGCAGCGCCTGCGCTACCGTGTCCGCAGTAGTCGGGATGTCACTGAGCACAGCAAACAGGTCAGGGCGCGCCAGCGCAAGCCGCTTGGTCGCTTGGTTCACGAACCCCAGAAGCGTAGCATCCGTGTACCTCTGCGGGGTAGCCGTGTCGTTGATCAGAACCCGGACCTCGGATATGACATCACTTGGCGTCAAAAGGCTTCGCTGCTGCCAGCACCACGCCCTCGGGCGGGTCTTCCGGCAGCTCCGTGCTGAGGTCTATTTTCTTGCTTGCTGGGCGTTTTCGCGCCGCCGCTGCCCGCTTCTTCGGGATGAACCGCTCAGGAAAAGCCTCTTCCTCCGTAACGCGCCGCACATCCGGGTTATCCTTCATGTGCGGGTTATCCGGGTAAACCGTCCCTGCGGTGTCCATGTAGTACATCTTCATCACGGTCTCCTCACGTTGGCGTGACGGCATTCGTGCCATCCGCATCAACCCATGTAGACGACGCAGAAGCCCCCGTCGCCACCTTCAACTTGTTCGCCGTGCTGTCCCACAGGGCGCGCCCCTGCGCCTTCCCCGTAGTATTCACCGCGTGTGTAATATCCGCAATGTTCGCGGAAGATGCCACAGTGAAAGTGAGGTCCGCCGCGATGGTACCACCCGTCACGGCCACCGCGCCGGCAGCCTGCGTCGCCAATGACCCCAGCCCGAGGTTCACCCGTGCATCCGCAGCCGTAGACGCCCCCGTACCACCGTCTGCTATGGCCAGATCGGCAATCCCGGTCAACGTCCCACCGGTAACGGCGATATTACTGATGCGAACTGCTCCTGTCCCGGAAGGGGCCAGAACCAAGTCCTCATTCGCGCCTGTGGTAGATATGGTAGCCCCGGCGAACTTTATGTCGTCAAGCTGCCCGTATGTCGTCCCGAGACGGAAAGTGGAAGCCACCCCGGACCCATCGTAAACGACACGCCCTGCGGCGTCGAACCCGCCATCCACATGCAGCACCTGATTGTAGGTGTCCTTCAACTCGCTGCTGGCAAGGCTTGTCACCATGATTCACCGTCCCCCGACCGATGGGGGCGCATCGGCGCCCCCATGAGAGCCTTAGCTGCAGTTGACCATAACGGCCCAGACCCGCATCACAGCGGTATCGACAGAGTTGTGCCCAAGCACGATGTCGATGGTGTCAGCGGACGCATAGTACTTGCCCACAGACCCGTAGCCCGTAACCGTATTCGGCGTGCCTTCAGCGAGGGTGAGGGTATTGGACGCCGAAGCCGCGACAGTGTTGCCGTTCACCGTGGCCAAGTAGCCGTTCGTGTCGGCACCGTCGCCAAGGTCGAAAGTGAATGTCGCACCCTCTGCCGTAGTGACGTCCACGCCGACAGCCATCACCAGCGTGTCCGCAGGGACACGGATGATCTCCAGTACGTCGTTTGCGGCCAGCGCCGAAACCCCTGCCGTCACCCGCGCTGCTGCAATCTCGGAGAAGTCGAGATCAACCGACGCGACGACGATCTTCCCGAGGTCGGCGGCAAGGTACGCATCTGCGGTGCCCTTGTTGAAGCCATAGGAGTCAGTATAGGTAGCCATGATTGCCCCTCCTTATGCGAGCGTCACGACGGCTTGGGCGATAGCTTCCGGTTTCACAACCTTGTAGCCATATACCTGCAAACCGCGCAAGATGGTGCCGAACGTGGTTTCCGCGCGCAGCGTTTCAGTGTTGGTCAGCTGCGTGGCAAACGTAAGCCCCATCTTGTGACCGGCGATGACATTGTGCTCCGACCCGGACGTGAGCAGGTTGTGCGACATGTAGATCGTGAAGCGGTCGATCATGCCGAGGCGCCCATTCCGCAAGATCGACGTGCCGTCACCGGACAGCGACGCATCCTGCAAATCGGATTTCTTGATAAGTCCGGCCATCTTTGCTGGAATAACCAGGTACCTGTCCATCTCCGGTGCATTCGCCTCGTCCAGCACCGTGCCCATGTCAACGATGAAGTCCGTAACCGACACGGTGCTCGATGCAACCCCATCCTTCGACAGAGCCACGGGCGTGCCAGTCACACCGAGGTTGAACGAAGCCGTCTTCGCACCGGCGGTAGCCCCCTTATTGAGCGACGAAATGCCGGTCAGCATGTTCGTCAAAACATCGACGTCAACCGCCACCTTCATGCGCTCGGAAGCGTCGCGGGTCCACATATTGAACATGTTGATGTCGGCCTGCACGCGGTCGATGTCGTCCTCGACAGCCGAGAAATACTTCCCCTTGTCAATGAGAAGCTGAATCTTCGGGCTGTCCGGGTGTTCAGCGGTGAGCGTCTGGCCCTTCACGTAGTCTCGGATGGTGAGAGTCGGCGTGGTACGGATATTCACCGTATCGCCGAACTTCTTGATCTCGCCCTCGTAGTCAGTATTTGAGATCGCCGTAAGCACGGAAGCGTCATAAAACTCGTTGATGAGCTTGCCGGACCACAGTTCGGGGATGAAGTTGCCGCTATAGTCGGGGCGGCCCCCAGCAACAGGATATGCCATGAGTTATCTCCTTGGCGTTCACTCGATGCGACCCTCCCGCTGTGCGGTAAAGATGTCGCGTTCAATCTGAGTGCGCTTGGCGTCATCCCCGGTATACACACCGCGCCGGACATCATCATAGAACTTGCTGATGTACTCACGAGTAACCACCGGCTCCTGCTTTGCTGCCTTCCCCCCGGTTGCGCGTCCGCGCCCCGGTGCGATCTGGCGTTCAAGCTCGGAGGACGCTGCCGCGCCTCGGTCGGGTTGAGCTTCGGCCTTCCCGTTCTGCTGCTTCCAGACATTGAAGATACTGGCAACGCGGTCGGCAGCAAAGCTGCGCTGTGCGTCGTCCAGATGCGTTTGCCGTTGCAGCCCCGTAATCGGGTCCGTGTCCAACAACCACGACTGGAAATCGGGGTCGTTGTTCACCTCCTGCCAGTCCGGCACGGCTGCCTGCAACTCCACCCAGAACCCCCGCTCGCTCGTCGCCGCCTGTGTTTGCGACAATTGCTGCATCTGGGGTACGACACTGGCACGCATCTGCTCGATCTGCTGTTCGAGCGCCGATACACGGGCCTGCGCCGCTGCGGTTTCCTCACGCGACACCCTGCGCATAACGTCGATGGAATCCCCGTATTCCTCCAAATCCTGCTCGGTTATGAGCTTCGAAGGCGGAGTATCCTGTTGTTTCGCCTCGGGTTCCTTGGCCATTGTCGCCATGAGCTGTTCAAGCTCCGCGACACGTGCCTTCAAATCCCGGTTCTCCGCGTTCACACGCGGTATCTCGACGTTGTACTTTCCCTGCAACGAGCGGTACTTCTGCTCGAACAGGGCCTCGTTGTCCGTATTATCCTGCGCCTGCTCACTCGGCGCGGAATCAGCAGTCACATCTTCTCCAGCAGGTACCGTATCCTCGTCCGAAGTCTCTGCGTCGTCAGCAACGCCGTCTGCGTCCTCGTCGCTGCCTTCTTCGGTCTTGGCCATGTCAGCGTAAAACTTGTCCACCGCCTCTGCCTGCTTGCGAATCTGTGCCGGTCTTGCCATCTTCAACGCTCCATCTCGGTATGCGTATCTCAGGAGCCGCCCGTATTCCGAGTACTGACCCCCATATCAGGGGCTTTGTCGAGTACGTCGCAGATTTCCCGCAACACCTGACATCGCCCCTGTGCCTGCTGTATGTTATGCACGACAAGCGGCAGTTGTGCAAGCTCCGCGTTGCACCACGTCTGCACCCACTGCACAAAATGTTGGTGCCGCGCAACAATCCCCACCATATCTTGGACCGCTTTCTGGTCTGGCCGCTTCATTACCCCATACCCCGAACCACGTCTTCGAGTTCGGCTATGGCGGTGTGCGCCGCTCCCAGCATCGTGTACCCCCCAACCATCCCGTCAAGGCCCCGCATGGCACAACCGTCAAACATGCTGGCTACAACCACCACCCCGCCGATTTCCCCGGACTCCGCCGTCTCCAGCCATCTCCGTAGAGCCTCAACACAATCCGGCACCACAATGCGCTCGCCCGTAGGCATACCCTCCTGTAGCGGAAGTACCTCGGCCATCATCCTGCCCCTCCCGTGGCTCTGTTCATCACTGTATTTGCCGCCTGCCCGCCACGCGGATCGCCACCGGGCAACAACGCCTGCCCCTGTTGGGGCTGCGCTTGCGCCTGCTGCACCTGCGGCTGACCCTTCTGCTGCGCCATTTTCTCCCGTGAGGGCACGATGTCATCGACCGGCATCTGCAACCCCTTGGCGACTTCCCGCAGCAGCGCCGCGCGCCCGTCCTTGCCGACGATCTCCATATCGACCGGATTGGCCGTGGCGTTCAGGAACTCGACCCGACGCACGTCAACCGTTTCCTTGACCGCGAGGCTGACCGCGCCGCGCGGAACAACCTGTGCATCCCCCTTGATGGTGTTGTCCGTCGAGTAGCGCATGTTGTACACGAATTGCCGCTGCACGATTGGCTGCACGATGTCATTGTCGATGTGCATGACGATCTGCCGAATGCCTTTCCCGGCAGACCCCATGAGCATGGACAACCCGGACGCAGTACGCCCGGCCCCCTGCACGTTAAGGTCGCCGTAGATGTACGCCGGAATCCCGCTGTGGTCGTCCGCCAGCCGGGAAAATCTATCGTATACTTCCATCAGTTCCCGCGCCCGCGACTCCGGCTGCGTAAACCGTATGGCCGGCGCACTTGACCCGAGCGGGTCGTTCATCGTCTGCCATATTTTCCATGGGTGCATCTGCGTGATGTCCTCATCCGCCGGTATGCGATCCAGATTGACCTCGACCTGCGGCCCCGATGCCACGCCCATATTGTTGACCAGCCCGCGCGCGGCAGCGTTGCATATGCCCTGCAAGTCTGCGACGATTTCCGGGATGCCGCGCCCCCAGAACGCCCCCGGCAGCTTGATGAAGCTGGTCTTGGCGTAGGGCTTCTCCCCGAGGGGGTCGTAGTTCAACGTCGCCTTGATGACGTAATCGCCGACCACCCACGCATTTGCATCGTACTCGCGGTCCTCGTCCGGCACCTCGGCGTCGCTCAGCCCCCACTCGCGCAACATGCGCCCGCTGATCTTCCCCCAGAACTCCAGCGCATCGTAGGTATCCGTCGGCGTGTCGTCAGCATGATGCCGCCGTTCCTCGTCCGCCTGCTCCGTCGCCAGCGGGCGCTGCACCCACGACGCCCCGTTGCCCACTTCCAGCAGCCTGCGCACGGCCTCGGCGTCATACCCCGGCACACCGACAAGCTCCGCCAAGTCCGACCGGCTCAGGCGGTGCACCTCGAACAGGTACCCATCGCGCAGGCGCGAAATCCCCGGCTCGGGGTAGATATTGAACGGGTCCACCCGCTCAAACTCCGGCCCCAGCCGCTCAACCATCCTGACCGTGGTGCTGCCATCCGCCGCCGTGGTGTACCCGAGCGTGCGCTGACGGCGCACGACCGGCCCCTTGAGAAACGCTGCCGGGTACGTCACCACGTCAGTCAGGAACTCATTGAACGCCGCCGGCCACCCGCCCTGCTGAAATTGATCCTCGATCAGCGTTTTCATGCGGTCGGCCCGCGCCTGCGCTTCCTGCATGATGGCAAGCTTCCGCTCCTGCAACGCCAGCGTCCGTATTTCCCGCATGTCGTCCGGCGACGGTGCCGTCCCCAGCGCCTGCACCTGTGCCACCACGCGGCGAGCAATGCCCGCCGCCACGCTTTCCTCTTCCCCGGGAGGCAGGGCGGGAAGCGGCGTGGGGGAGAGCGCCCACGGTGGTGACCCGTCATCGAGCAGAATATCCCGCAACCAGCTCTCCGCAGCACGGCACTTGACCTCGGTAATCATCATGTAGACTTCGGACCCGCCCTGCTTGCGTATCTCGGCCAGCTTGCCCGGCTCATACTCCCCCGTGCGCTGGCGCAGAGAGCGCAGCATGGCGTCCTCTATCGGCTGCTTCGCTTTCTTGGCGGCGTCCCATGCGCGACGCAGGTACGCCGAAAGCCCGGTTATGAGCGGGTCGTTCTGCCGCTGCTCCAGCAGGGCAGCGCGGCGCGCCGCCTCCGAGTCCATTCTGTCCAGTGTGGCGTTATCGACAACGCGTAACAGGGAAAGTCCAGCCATGCCCGCCTCCTACTTGCCCCTGCGTAGCACAGCAGAGCGCATCAAGTCCACCCGGCGGAAGCCACGGCCACCACCTCCCGCCTCTGCACCCCGACGAACCCCCCGCCCCCGGCGCTGCCGATATGCAGCGCTGCGTATTGCAGGGCCTCGGCGATATGCGAATGCTTCCCGGCCCTGCCCGTCTTGTCGATCTTGCCATTGTTGTCGAAGCGGTACCCGCCCATCATGGCCGCCTTGAGCCGCGTACAGCGGGGGTCCACGAGGAACGCGCTGTCACCATCCACCTGCCGCATGAGCAGGTCGTCCACCGAATTGAGCCGGGCACTTATGCGGTTGGTACGCGCGGGAATGACCTTGAGACCCTCGGCCCGGATGATGTCCACCGCGCTGCGCTCATCCGTCTGCGCCCGCTGCACCCCGGCAGGGTCCACCACCACGAGCACCTGCGCGCCGGAGAAACGCTCAAGCAGCAGGGGTTTGAGCATCGTGCGCACGAACCGTTGCACCCCCATGTCGAAGCTCACCAGCTCGTCGAACAGCAGCATCCGCCCACGGGGGTCTTGCTGCGCCAGCACGGCAGCCGGCGTAAGCCCGAGGTCCATGCCCACGACGAGCGGGCGAAAGCCGTTCAATATGGGCCGGAGCGGGGACTTGGCCATGTGGTAGTCCGGGCGAAAGTACTTGTAGACCGGCATCCCGGCGGAACTCAGCCCGTACTCCCCGTCTATGTACACCCGGATGTACTCTTCGCTGCGCCCCTGCGTCGTGTAATAATCCTCGGGCAGGTTCTCCAGATTCTCCGCGTCGGGGCCGCGCCCCGAGGGCTGCTTGAATACATCCCACCCGTTGTCGTTGGCGCTGACGCCATCCGTCGGGTCCAGATGCTCCATCTGGTAATACCACCACGTATCCATGGTCGGCGGGTTGGTATCCCCCCACATCCCGTACCACGTCGGGCCACCATCCTTGGCCGACGGGAACCGCCCGATGCGCTTGGACATGGCGTCGATGATGTCCGGGTGGATGTCCCGGCATTCGTTGAACCACGCGAATGTCAGTTCCAGCGAGTTGAGGTTCGCCACGTCGTCGGCGTCGTCCAGCGCCCGGAACATGACCTCGCACTCCACGTCGCCGACAGCGAAGAAATACGTCTTGGTCGTGCGCATATACCGCCCGCACACCCCCGGCGGGAACCAGTCCAGAAAGGTCTTGATGGTCGTATCCTGCAACTGCCGGGCGGTCTCCCGCACCACGGCGGCGCGTGTACGTCGCTTGCCCGTATTCGCATCCGGCGCCTGCTCGGCAGCGCGTTTTATCACTTCAAAACAAGAGGTTACGGATTTCCCGGAGCCAACCGGGCCGGCCAGCACACGCATACGCGCATTTGACAACATGAACTTCTTGCATGTCGGTGCCGGTTCGAAGTCTATCTGGAGGTCAGCCATCAATCACCACCGGCTGCCGTGGCGCGGGATCGGATGCCCCGCCCAGCACTATGTTGATGCGCACCCCGGCGCCGCCGCCGCCATCCGTCCCGTCAGGTATGTCCTGCAAGCCCGCCCAGCGCACGGTGGATTTTATCAGGTCGGCCCGTACCGCCGGCGATACATCCGCGTCGTGGATCATCAGCCACGAGGTCGACAGCAGCTCTTCCGCCTGTGCCCGCGCCTTTACCCGGAAAGTAAGCCCCCGCTCCCGGACATCCACGCGGTAATCCGCCACCCGCCGAAGAAATACGCGATCCTGCTTGAACAGCGTCAGCGCGTCGTCGGAAATCCCGTACCGCTCGCGCAACTCGGCCATCGTCTCGCCGCTGCCCTCCAACGCGAGCGCCACGTCAAAAGCCAGCCGGTCGGACCACTTCGTCGTACTCGGGGGTGCCACCATTCCCAACATGGCCGGAAGGTAGCCGCTGGCGCCGTTTTCGTCAAGGCGCGGGCAGGGGCCAGGGGTATACACGCTTGGTTTTGGGGGCTGCGGGTATACACTCTTGGCTTTGGGGGCTGCGGGTATACACTCTTGGTTTTGGGGGCTGTGGACTGCGGGCTGTGGGCCGTGGACTGGGGGCTGTGGGTATACAGTACTATACACTCTTGGTTTTGGGGGCCGTGGACTGAGATGTTTAGGACAAATAGGGGGGGCTTCGCCCCACGCCAGTCCATGTGCCCCCCTCCGAGGTACGCCACGGCTGCGCTAGGCGCATATCGAGCGCGCTAGGCGCATATCGAGCGCGCTAGGCGCATATCGAGCGCGCTGAAAAACCTAATGTTTTCAGCTGGTTAGACTTCCGCAGTCTGTTGTGGGATAGATGATTTGTCCGAAACGACACGCTCTTTGAAAACTGAATACAGTCTGCCCTAGCGGGAAACCGCGATAATGGCTCCACCTGAAACGCGGCAATCATGCCGCAAACACTGGAGAGAAACTATGACTGAACGCACGTATCGCCCATATGGGTCTGACTGGGATACCAATGTCTCCATTCAGGAAGTGACCATCGGCTCTGGGGTCTTTGGGTTTGTGCCCAATGAGGACGGCGCCTACAGCGCCGACGACGTGGAAAGCATCCTCAAAGCGTTCCTCGACGCCAAGGTGAAAGTGTCCTTCTGGGCCATCTGGGCTGGTAAGGGTCTGCCGAAAATCGAGCCGGTGAACCCCGATGAACGCCCGAAATCTCGATTCTACATCGAAACCAAGACGCTCAAATCCCTCATCAAGGCGGCCAAGACTGTTCGCCTCGTGGCGGGTAAAGGCCCGCGCACGGCGGTCCCGAGGCTGCTGTTCGAGGTGCAGGAGTACACCGGGCGGCGCAGCGCCGGCAAGACCGAGCGTGCCAAGCCCCGGCAGCTCTGACAACAAGGAAGGCGGCGCGAGCCGCCTTCCCCCAAACCAAGGAGAAACGACATGCCTGACTACAACCGCCAGATCATCGAGATCATGCGCGCGCTCGTGATGCGCGCCGCCCGCAATGAACGCATCAGCGAAGATGCACGGGCGCTGGTGCTGGCACACCGCCTCGGATGCAAGGCGCTGGTTGCCGAGATGTACCAGAACATCGCTGCATAGACCCTTCGAAGCCCCGCCAGACCATCGGCGGGGCTTCTGTGCTGCCTGCTGATGCCCACCTCAACCCCCTCGGCTAGGGTACCACCCGCCAGCGCATGACGGCGCTCAGTCGGGCGCTCAGAGCCTCTCGGCCATGGCCTCGCCATACGTCGGGGGCATGAAGCCCACCTACGTAGCGCCGAGGATACCCCGTTCATACCCCGACACCGTGGGGAGGCCGTAAGTATACACTGCGCGTACTCGCCTTAGGGTAGAAAATGTACAGTTGTGTATACTGAACTGTATATTTCCCGTTATACGGTACTATGTATTGTTGTATCTACTAGGAAGTCATTGAAAACAAACGACATAATACAAAAACGATTGTATAGTTAGCTACAGCCCCTAAATAATACAGTTTTAGATACTTGCTAAAGTAGAACTGGACACTATACACACCACGGGGAAAATCGTTTGGCGCCAGGGGGTTAGGTGGGGATTTCGCAGGTACCACGGACTGTATAGTATATACTCTTATTATACAAATAGTTAGATAATACACTTTTTTTTCGTAGATACGTGTAATGTCAACTAACAAAAAGCGTAAAAAGCTCAATGATTTCAACACCTTAGCGTTACTATACACTGTAACCCATTGAAATTCCAGCATAATCGGTTCCCGCATAGCATAACCTATTGAAATCACAAGGATTATTTATAACTATACACTGTAACCCCCTGATATTACAGCATAATCCTAAACTATACAATGGTTTATCGTTGTAAATCAATAGGTTAACCCCATCTGAAAAAGCTAACCCATTGAAATCATTACATTTTCACTAAACTATACGGAAAAAGGACCCCTGATCTACGAAAGTTTACAGTATAAACTATATAATCTAACTAATTTTGGCATTTTCTCTCGTAACCCCGTGGTACCACTGCATTTTTTCAGGCCCAAAAATGACTGAAAATCGGCCCACTGTATGCTTGTATCTACTAAGCCCGTAACCCCTTGGGGCTAAAGGCTTTTTTCACTATACACTGCTGTGTCCAGTTAGCTAACCCATTGGGATAACTGCATTATCCGAAACTATACACTAAAAATAACTACCTAAACTGGACAGCAAAAACTATATAGTCGCGGTTTGACACCAAAAAATTTTTCCGGCAAATTCCCCGTGGCGCCGAAAAATTCCGGCACCAACAAGCCTGTATACTTATGGCCCACCATACACAAGGAGACACAACATGGCTTTCGAGCACCTGTTCACTGACACCCAAGCACAACCTGAGGACGAAGAATACACACCCCTTCACCAGACCGACACCCTCCATCTGATCCCGGCCTACCGCCGTGAGACCCTTACCCCCACCGATGCCGGCTATGATTGGGCCGTGGGGCGGCAGTTCGTGGTGGTTGGCCCGGAGCTGACGCCACACCGTGGCCAGCGGATTACTGTTGCCGATGTGAAGACCCTCATCCAGTGCGGCATTCGCTACATTGACATCCAGTTCAACCGTCGGTTCGGCGACAGTGTGTTGGTGGAGCTGCGTCAATGAGGTATATCATGGCCCATGTCGAAGGGCGGTGCGGCGATGTTGCGTGAGCTGCACTGGCCAGCCGTTGTCAGGGGCCGATGTGGCCTCTGGCCAGTACCCAAGGGCCATGACATCTGCAGCGGCGACGGTCCGCACTTCGGTGACGGCTGCACCATGGGTCACGGCCATAGCTACGGGTTCGGTCTGCTCGATGGCCATGGTTATGGTACCAATGCCCCGTGAACTGCACTGGCCGGCCATTGTCAGTGGCCATGTTGGCCGTTGGCCAATACCCGAGGGGAACGGCAGGGGCTATAGCGGCCACCAGCGCTACGGCAAAGGCAGGGGCTACCGCCAAGGCAATGGCCGGGGTTACGACGGCGATGGCGGCAATGGCTACCGCTACGGCAATGGCTACCGCTACGGTAATGGCTATGGCAATGCCCCATGAATACCAACCAACCAAGGAGAGAGAATATGAAATCCAACAAACCACACGTCGTTGTCCTGAGTGCAGGCTTCGTCTACGCTTGCAAGAAGATGGAGATCGACTTGGAGAACCGACAGGTGACGCTCTTCGACTGCCGGTGCTGTGCCCGGTGGGACATCGACGTGGGGCTGGTGAGCCTTCTGGACGGGCCGGACGCTTCCGACAGCATCGTCTTGCAGCCCTACATCCCCATCATAACCGTGGCGTTCCACAGCTACCTGCACAGCTTCGCTGTCAGCCCGGAAGGCTGGGAAAAGCACCTTGCCCCGTGAACTGCACTGGCCGGCCATTGTCAGTGGCCATGTTGGCTGTTGGTCAATACCCAAGGGTGATGGCGGTGGCTACGGCTACGGGTTCGGCTACCGCTACGGCCATTACCGCGTTGGCGAAGGCTTCGGCGGTGGCTACGGTGGCGGCTACGACTACCGCTCTGGCTACGGCAGAGGCTACCGCTACGGCTACGGCTATGACAGTGCCCCATGAATACCAACCAAGGAGAGAGAATATGCGTGCAAGACTTTTGGCAGATACACTGGCACAGCTGGTGCGGCTGGGCCGCACCACGGTGTTGGAAGGCCCCCCCGGTGGTGGCAAGACGTCCATCGTCCACCAAGTCGGCGAACGGCTGGGGTTGCCGGTTATCGAGCGGCACCTGCCCACCATGCTGGTGGAGGATTTTGGGGTACCCTATCCGACAGACAGCGGGTTCGAATACCGGCTGCCGGACTGGTTCCCCCGAAAGGGTAAGGCCGGGACGGAGCAAGGCGGCATTCTGCTGTTCGACGACCGCAATCAGGCCGGACCGGACTTGCAGAAGGTGCTGGCGAACATCTGTCAGGCCCGAACACTGCACGGCGCTCCGCTGGCCGATGGCTGGGTGGTACTCAGCACGGGGAACCGGCAGAAGGATCGGGCCGGGGCCAACAGGGTGCTCAGCCACCTTCGGAACCGGGAGACCGTGCTGGATTTGGAGACGCACCTTGACGACAGCACGGCGTGGATGGTCTCCCATGGGGTGAAGTCCGAGGTGGTAGCGTTTCTGCGCTTCCGCCCTGCGTTGCTGCATGACTTTGACCCGCAGCGGGATCAGAACCCGACCCCTCGGAGTTGGGTGGAGGGGGTGTCTGCTGTCATGGGCGAAGTGCCATCCGAGGCGGAGTATGAAGTATACTCCGGCGCCGTCGGTGAGGGCGCGGCAGCAGAGTTTGTCGGCTTTCTCAGGGTATACCGGACAATGCCCGACCCGGACGACATTCTCCGTGGCGTGGACCCCAACCCCGTGCCGACCGACCCGGCTACCTGCTATGCTCTGACCGGGGCACTGGCCTACCGGGTTACCCCGGATACGTTTTACAGCATGGTCAACTACCTCGAAGGGATGCCCCCGGAGTTCGGGGTGCTGGCCGTAACCATGGCTGTTCGGAATGACCCGAGCATTGCCAGTGGCCAGACATCGGGGTTTGCCGCATGGGCAGCGGCCAATAGCGATGTACTGTTCTGAACTGCACTGGCCAGCCGTTGTCAGCGGCCACATCGGTCGCTGGCTACTACCCAAGGGCGACGGCTCCGGTGGCGGTTACTACGTAGGCTATGGCTATCGCTACAACCATTACCGCCGAGGTGATGGCTCCCGCGACGGCTACCACTATGGCTTCGGCGATGGCTATGCTTCCGGTGACGGTGAAGGCATCGGTTTCGCCCCATGAATACCAACCAACCAAGGAGAGAGACATGACAAGGATTGCTGACAAGGCGCTGCTGGTGCAGCTCAACATCAGCCAGTGGACGGCACGGAAATACGACCGCCGGGCTACGGCGGACGTGGCGCATACCAACGGCGTCGCTATCGACGTCGGGCGGTACAACAAGAACCTGCTGCCGGTGGGCAACATGCTCAAGGACGTTGCCAAGCTGGCGACGAGGGTGCGCACGGCGTTCTATGCCAACACCTTGCCGTGGGGTATGGAAGGGACGCAGTTGTTGCCAACCGACAACTTCCTCGCATTTCGGGATCGGTTCCAGAAGGACAAGGACGATTGGCAGCAGCTTGTCAGCCGCTTCGTCGATGCCTACCCGCAGCTTCGGGCCGATGCCGAAACCTGTCTGGGGCCGCTCTACAATGCCGAGGACTACCCCCGACCCGAAACCATCGGGCGGAAATTCAGGATGGAGCTGGCGGTGTACCCACTGCCGACCAACGATTTCCGGGTACAATTGGCCGATGAGGAACTCCAACGTATCCAGAAAGACGTTGAGGATCGCACCGAAGCGGCCAGCAAGGCCGCGATGGAAGCCCTGTGGAAACGCCTCTACGACAAGGTGGCGCATCTGGCCGACAAACTGGCTGCCCCGGATGCCGTGTTCCGCGATACCACGGTTACGGGGTTGGAGGAACTGCTGGACCTCATCCCCCGGCTCAACGTGACCAACGACCAACAGCTTGAGGCACTGCGCCAGCAGGCTGTTGCGAAGCTCACGGCCCATGAGCCGGACCAGCTGCGGCACAACCCCGGTGTGCGCAAGGCGGCCAGCGATGCTGCTGCCGATGTTCTCGCCAAGATGGGAGCATTCATGGGTGCCGCGTGAACTGCACTGGCCGGCCATTGTCAGCGGCCACGTTGGCCGTTGGTCAATACCCAAGAGCGGCTACCGCTTTGGCGGCGGCCTCCACTACACTGGCTTTGGCTATGGCTACGGCTGTGGGTACAGCGGCTCTGGCTATGGCTACAATCGCGGTAGTAGCCTCAGCTTTGCCCCATGAACACCAATCAACCAAGGAGAGAGAATATGACCAAGGAAATCGAGACGAAGATCAGCCGGGCGAAAGCCCGGCTTATCACCAAGCACCCGTTCTTCGGTGCCATCGCATTGCGGCTGGAGACGCGGATCACCGACACAGTGCCGACGGCAGGGACGGACGGCAAGACGATCATGTATAACCCGGAGTTCGTGGCTGACCTGACGGACGCCCAGACAGTGTTCCTCGTAGCCCATGAATGCGGGCATCCCATGCTGGAGCATCTGCACAGGATGAAGGGCCGGGATGCTACCCGGTGGAACAAGGCGGCGGATTTTGTCATCAACCAGCTGCTGACCGACGAAGGCATCGGGGAGTTCATCCCCGGCGGGTGTCTGGACAAGGCGCTCTACCAGCGTGGCAAGACCGCCGAGGGCATCTATGCCCTGCTGGAGAGCGAGGCCGAAGGCGGCGGGGTCGGCGGCACCGGGGCCGATCTGATGGAGCCGCAAGGGTCCGAGGCAGAGCAGGCGCAACAGGCTGCCGAGTGGCGGGTTGCCGTGGCACAGGCTGCACAGGCCGCACGCATGGCTGGCAAGCTGAGTGCTGGCTTGCAACGGGTTGTCGGGGAAGCTCTGCAGCCCAAGGTGCCGTGGCGCGATGTGCTGGCTCAGTTTGTCTGCAAGGCACGGACGAATGAGCGCAGCTTTGCGCGGCCCAACCGGCGGTTCCTGTCACAGGGGTTGTATCTGCCCAGCGTGACAGGGGAAGCCTTGGGCGAGATAGTGTTCGCCATTGACTGCTCGGGGTCGGTTGGCCCCAAGGAACTGGATCAGTTTGCCGCGGAGATGCAGGTGGTACACGAGGATATGCAACCGGCGAAGCTGCATGTGCTGTATTTCGATACCAAGGTTTGCCACAGCGACGTGTTCGAGCCTGACGACACGTTGATGGTTGAGCCGCATGGCGGCGGCGGGACACGGTTCAGCCCAGTGTTCCGACATATCGACGAGCATGGTCTTGAGCCGGTGGCAACGGTGTTCCTGACGGACCTGTATTGCAGCGACTTCGGGGGTGCGCCGGACTACCCGGTGCTGTGGGTAACGAACGGCGCAGTGGATGCGCCGTTCGGCGATGTAACCAAGATGGAGGCTTAACATGGACCTGACAACGGTATTTCTGATTGGCACAACAGGTGGTGTCGCGGCGCTGCTCGTGTCGCTCTACCTCGATGGCCGCGAGCTGCGCCGCAGGGTGGACTACTTGGAGCATGTCATCCGCAGCGCCGCCCGTGGGGAAGTCGATCTGCGGATGGTCAACGGGGAGGTACTGGCCAATGCCACACGCATATATAATTGACGAGGCGGTGCGCCGCTTGCGGCGTATCGGCATGGACGTGGACCCTGACGATATTCGGTGGAGCGGGTTCTATAGCCAAGGTGACGGGCTGAGCTTTACGGGGTACATGTGGAGCTTTGCTCGGCTGTTCGTCGCGAGTGGCTGTGCGAAGGACAACTTCCCCATGACGTTCAAGCTGCTGTCCGGCTTTTCCGGGGAGCTGGAGTTCGTCATGAGGCGGTGGCCGGGCGGTCCCTATGTGCACGACCTGACAGTATTCGGAGACATGACCTACGCAGAGGGCTTCTACGACATGGCCATGGGTTACGACGATGTGCCGGTGCTGTTCGACATTCTGCTGGCCATGGATGAGGCCCTGTCTGACGAGGTGCAGGAGCTGGAGGAAATATTCACCGACTATCTACGCGGCATCATGCGCGAAATCTACCGCCAACTGGAGGACTTCTACGATGAATACGAGCAAGAAACCGGAGCTGCTTGACACCCATTGTATCCGCGAGGCAGACGATTTTTTCACCCTCTCCGCAGACATTGACCAAGCCCTGCTGGAGATACCGCAAAGCCCGGAGGACTCGGCTTATGCACTTGGCATCGCGGAACTGCGAGAAATGGCACGGTGGTGCGACGCCGCAGCGAACTATCTGGAGGACCAAAGCAATGACTGACTTTTCCCTGAGAACCGACTACCTCATGGCGGCGGCGGCGTGCATGAGTACCGATGGCACGCGGTATTACCTGAACGGCGTCCATGTCGAGCCGCACAAGGACGGCGGCGTGTTCATGGTTGCGACCGACGGGGGTGTCATGGCCATTCTGTATGACAGGTATGGATTGGCGCCGCGCGGGGCCATTTTGTCAATGGACTTCAAGGACAAGGGGCTGAAAAGTACCGCACGCGAAAGCGGTGTTCGGCGGCTCATGTTCAATGACCCCGGACTGGACGCACTGTTGGCTGGCATCCCGGCAGGGGTCATACACAACTGCCCGGAATATGAACCGTCAATGGCTGACGGGACCGGCGTTGACGGGTATGTGACCGTGCGGGAGGTAGACGGGACGTTCCCGCCGTTCCGCCGGGTGATCCCCAAAGGCGATGCGGTGGGGCCGAACGCGCCTTACGGGTGGACCCTGCCATTGCTGGATCGGCTGAACAAGGCTGGGCGGATTCTCGGGCAGCGCCGCAGCGCCGCGACGTTCTACCAGACGGCACCGGGAGACCCGGCGCTTGTCACGATTACCGGGTGTGAGGATGCGGCGTTCGTTGTCATGCCGTGCCGCGCCGACAGCGCAGGCAAACCGGAGTGGCTCAATGGGTGAGATAGCGTTCTATCGGTATGGGCATGTGGCCGACTTCATGGTTGGCCGCGATACCCGGCCCTACATGTCTTGGGGCCGGGTTGACCGGCTTGGGCGTGGCGAGGGTTTCCGCTTGACAGTGCGTCGGAAGCCTGACCCCGCGCTGGTGTTGCGCTGGACGCCGGACAACATACTGACGTTTGAGCCGGGGCAGGTGTTGCATGGGGCACCCAACAGCATAGGGATCAGGAGCTGGGGGCTGGCCATATGGCCAACGCGATGCGCCACCGCGCCATTCTCTGTCTCTTACGTGCGTGTCGTAGACACCGAGCGAAAGCACTTGCCGGGGTACTGGGTCTACCCCGGCTTGGCGCTCGACATGGCGACCGGGAAGGCCGTCAATCCCCGGCCTGAACCCCGGTACGAGGAAGTCCCTGAACGGCGGACAGCGTGGCAGGAGAAGGTGCGGCAATGGGCCACTGTCACCCGCGCCGCCATCGTCGTTGGCGGCGTACAGGAACCGCCAACGGCTTCGTTCACGATACCAGCCGCAAAAGCAGTTGACATACTTTACACATCCATTGTACGCTGTGAGAATACCGATGCGACATGGGGACTTCTGGTGGCTACGGCGCGGCTCAGATACAAGCCGCTCGACCCGGCAACAGTGCTGGAGCTGCTGGATACCCACAAAGTGGCACTGCTCGTCCGGGCCGGTATTTACAGGGAGGTCTACAATGAAACAGCCGGCGCGTAAATCACAGGTCGGCGGGGCGCACTATCTGCACATGGCCATACAGCCATGGGAGGCGCTGGAGGCATGGCTTACCCCCGAGGAACTGCGGGGGTATCACAAAGGGGTGGTGGTTGCGTATCTGGCCCGGGAGCGGGCCAAGGGCGGCGATGTGGACATACAGAAGGCGGCGCACCACCTTGAGGCGCTGCTGGAAATAATCTCGGAAGAAGGGAGTGCCTGATGGTACAGATAATGATTGACTTGGAGACAATGGGGACCGGGCCGGACGCGCCCATTGTTGCCATCGGGGCAGTGGCGTTCTCCCTGCCCGCGCTGCGCGTATGGGCCACCGGCCCAGCGGATGGGTTCTATGCCAGCGTGGACCTTGGTTCTGCCATGGCAAGCGGGGGCATCCCGACTGCCGGCACTATCAAGTGGTGGTTGCAGCAGGACGACGCAGCGCAGGAGGCCCTGTTTCGGGGTGTCGTGCCAGTGCGTAAAGCACTGGAGCACTTTGACGAGTTCATTGGCCGCACGGTTCGAAAGCACGGTGTGGTTGAGGGTGTTTGGGGGAACGGGGCGGCGTTCGACAACGTGATCCTGCGCCGAACCTATGAGCGTGCCGGGATGGAAGCCCCGTGGAAGTTCTACCAAGACCGCTGTTACCGAACGGTTCTGGCCATGGCGAGAGAGCGCGACGTTCTGATAGACCCCATGCCGGAGACAGCGACGAAGCATAATGCGTTTGACGACGCTCTGTATCAGGCGCGAACGCTGGTTGCCATCCATGCCAGATGACCGGCTGATTACCCTCGACTTCGAGACCTATTGGGACAGCGAGTACTCGCTGTCCCGGATGACTACGGAAGCGTACATCCGGGATGATCGGTTCGAAGTGATCGGCGTCGGGGTACAGCACGGCAATCAGGCCGCCGAGTGGTATAGCGGCCCGGACGTGGCAGACTTCCTGCACCAGACAGACTACCGCGACAAGATGGTGCTATGCCACAACACGCTGTTCGATGGGGCCATATTGTCGTGGTGCTATGACATCCGCCCGAAACTGTGGCTGGATACGCTGTCCATGGCGCGTCCCAAGTGGCAGAGTACCAGCCGCTTGTCGCTGGCGGCTTTGGCCGGGCTGTTCAAACTCGGGGTCAAGGGCGACGAGGTGCTGCGCACGCAGGGCAAACGCCGCGCTGATTTCTCTGCTGCTGACCTGCAACGGCTGGGTACATACTGTCTGGGCGACGTGGGCTTGACGCACAAGCTGTTCAACGTCCTCGTGCAGGGCTTCCCGGCGCGTGAGTTGCTGGTAATCGACCAGACGCTGCGCATGTTTACCGAGCCTCAGTTTGTGCTGGACCGGACTGTTCTCGCCCAGCATCTGTTTGACGAGCAAGCCCGCAAGCAACGTCTGCTGGATGCGCTGGGGGGCGACAAGATGCGCGCGGTCCTATCGTCCAGCGCCAAGCTGGCGGCGCTGTTGAAAGCGCTGGGGGCCACGGTGCCCATGAAAACCAGCCCGGCGACGGGCAAGCCGACTTTCGCTTTCGCCAAGACCGACACTGCGTTCACTGCCATGCGCGAACACCCCAACCCAGCCGTGCGGGCGGTGGTGGAGGCGCGCTTGGGCACCAAGTCATCCATCGAAGAAACGCGCACAAAATCGTTTCTGGATATAGCCGCGCGGGGGCCTTTGCCTATCGCCCTACGATATTTTGGCGCGCATACAGGCCGGTTTTCCGGCATGGAGAAAGTCAATCTGCAGAACCTGCCACGCGGCGGCGCCCTGCGGCGCGCGGTCGCAGCACCGAAAGGGCATGTTGTCGTGTCCTGCGACTCCAGCCAGATAGAAGCCCGCATGATTGCATGGATGGCAGGACAGATCGACCTTTTGCGGGCCTTTGCCGGAGGGCGGGACGTATACTGCGAGTTTGCCACGGATGTCTATGGGCGCAAGATCACCAAAAAGGACAAGACGGAAAGGCATGTGGGGAAAAGCTCCATACTCGGGCTTGGCTACGGGATGGGTGCCGAGCGGTTCGTGGACGAATTGGCAACAGGATTCATCCCGGTCAACATGGAGCTGCACCGTGCCAAGCAGGTTGTTGACCTGTATCGCAACAAGTACCACGCCATCGCCTCACTGTGGCAGCGCGGGAACCGCACGCTGGCCCATATGGTGACGGGCGGCGCCGGTGAGTTCTGCCCGGCGGTAAGCTACGACACGTTGGGGTTTATCCTGCCCAACGGGATGCGGATTGACTACCACCTGCTGCACAAGCGCTGGACAGGCTACGCATACAGCCGCGACCGGCGGGCTTTTCAGCAGGTAGCGCACTCTGATACGCCACTGGTGGATACGGACGACAAGTTGTGGACCAAGTTGTACGGTGCGAAATGCTGTGAAAACCTGACGCAGGCGTTGGCCCGTATCGTCGTGGCCGATCAGATGGTGGCCATCGGACGGCACTACCCCGTGGCATTGCAGGTGCACGACGAAGTAATATGCGTGGTGCCAGAGGCCGAGGCCGAGGCGTGCAAGGCGCTGATGCTGGAAGTCATGTCTACGACACCGGACTGGGCGGAAGGGCTGCCGGTCGCCTGCGAGGCCGGCATCGGGGCAAACTATGGAGAGGCAAAATGACGGTAGACTATACGCGCTTGGGTTTTGGGAAATACAAGCTACGGGTACAACACGGGGCATTGGACCAGATCGTTCATGAGCGGGCGGAGGCCCGGGGGTGGGTATCTTACCCCGGCGTATGGAACCCCCATGTGCGCACATACTTATTTACCGACCCCGCACGGGTACTGCAGGTAGCCGCAGGGGCTATGCGTGGCGACCCCTGCATTTTTAGCGCCGCGCGGGAAGAAGTTGCACGGGCTATTGTCTGGTGCTGAAAAGGGGCATGATGATGACCAAGCTTACGCATTCCTATTCCGCGCTGGCGATGTACGAGAATTGCCCGAAGCGGTATTTCCACCAGCGGGTGGAGAAGTCCGTGCGCGACAGCGGCAGCCCCGCGACGGCCTACGGCGAGCGGGTGCATAAGGCATTGGAGCTGCGGTTGAACGGCGAAGCCCCGGATATGACTGACGAGACCAAGCAGTACGCTGCCCTGTGCGATGCGCTGGAGCGCAAGGCCGCCGGCGGCGTGCTGACGGTCGAGGAAGAAATGACGCTGAATGCCAAGCTGGAGCCGACGGGCTGGTGGGATGCCGATGCGTGGATGCGCTCAAAGATAGACGTGTTGATACGCAAGGGTGATCGGGCATGGGTGCTGGACTGGAAAACCGGGAAGCGCCGTGTGAACCCGGCGCAGCTCGAACTGTTCGCGTTGCAGACGTTCCTGCACTACCCCGAGATCGACAAGCTCACGGCGACGTTTATATGGCTCAAGGTCGGCAAGTCGGACAGCCGGGATTACGAGCGTCGGTACCTACCGGGGTTGACCGCCAGCATGTTGTCCAAGGTACAACGCGTTGAACGGTCCTTGGCCGAGGACGAATGGCCTGCGCGCCCAAGTGGCCTGTGCGGGTGGTGCCCGTGCAAGGATATGTGCGAATTTAGTTGACAAACTATACAGTGGAGTGTACACCCATGGCAACGACCCCCGAGGGCCGCATCAAACGGAAGCTGGATACGATGCTCAAGCAGGAAAAAGTCTGGTACTACAGCCCGCAGGCCGGGCCGTTTGGGCACGCTGGCATACCTGACCGGGTGGCCATCGTTTGTGGCAGGTTCGTGGGCATTGAGTGCAAGGCCGATGCGAAGAAGCCGCTGCGCCCGCTGCAAGTTGTCACGCGGGATGCCATTTGCGCGGCTGGCGGGGTGTGGTTCCGCGTCCATGACGACGACACAGTGGCTTCGGTGCGGCAGTTCATCGCGGAGGCGCGCGCCCATGCTCGTCGTTAAGCCTACGCAGACGCTGGTCATGCGCCCTGCGGTCCCGGAGCAGGTTCTCAGGGTGGTGTCATCTGCCAAGCGCCTGCGGTACCGGGACAAGGGGTTGGTGGCTGTGCCCCACCAGATGCGCGAAGTCTGCGCTCTGCGCAGCATCGGCCTGCGAGCGCCGTCTCCGATCCGGTATTACTACGATTGGCCGGGCGGGTTTGCCCCTTATGCGCACCAAGAGGCAACAGCGGCATTCCTGACGCTGCACCGACGGTGCTTGGTACTCAACGACATTGGCACGGGCAAGAGCTTGAGCGCGCTATGGGCGGCGGACTACCTCATGCGGGAGGGGCTGGTCAGGAAGGTTCTTATCCTGTCTCCGCTGTCCACGCTGGAGCGCGTGTGGGGGGACAGCGTATTCATGCACTTCTTCCACCGCCGGCATGTTGTGCTTTACGGCTCGGCGGAGCGGCGCAAGCGCCTGCTGAAAACCAATGCCGATTTCTATATCATCAACCACGACGGGTTCAACATCATCAGCGATGACATTGACGAGCAATTCGACTTGGTAATTGTCGATGAGGCAGCGGTATACCGCAACGCTTCCACCAACCGGTACCGTGCCTTCAACAAGTGGCGCCGGAAGCACCCGGAAACGCGGCTATGGTTGATGACCGGTACGCCGACACCCAACGCGCCGACGGATGCGTGGGCCTTGGCCAAGCTCGTAGACAGCGCCAATGTGCCACGCACGTTCAGTGCTTTCCGCGACCACGTCATGTTCAAGCGCGGGCAGTGGGCATGGGAGCCGCGCGCAGACAGCAGCGAAGTTGTCAAGCACGTACTCCAGCCGTCGATCCGCTTCACGCGGGATGAATGCGGTGATCTGCCCGATACGATCACGCAGACGCGGGTTGCGCCCCTGACAGCAGAGCAGGAGAAGCACTATGGGACGATGCTCAAGACGTTCATCGCCGAGACAGCGGGCCAAGGGCGGATAACAGCGGTCAACGAGGCAGTGAAACTGCAAAAGCTGGTGCAGATTGCGTGCGGTGTGGCCTACACCGATACTGGCGAAGAGTTTGCACTGGACTGCGCGCCGCGTGTCAGTGCCGTGAAAGAAGTTATCGCCGAAGCCGGGGAGAAGATCATCATATTCGTGCCGCTGACAGGTACGCTGCACATGCTTGAGCGAGAACTGTCGAAGCACTGGACAACCGCCGTGGTGAATGGCGCTGTGCCACGCACACAGCGGGATGAAATATTCCGGGCGTTCCAAGACGACACCGACCCTCACGTGCTGATCGCGCACCCGGCGACGATGGCACATGGGCTTACGCTTACATCGGCATCCACCATCATCTGGTATGGCCCGATCACCAGCAACGAGCAGTACGTTCAGGCGAACGGGCGGGTCGAGCGTATCGGGAAGCGGCACGTCAGCAACGTGGTGCATATCGAAGGTACGAAGTTGGAACGTAAAATGTACCACAGGCTGGCCAACAAGCAGAAGCTGCAGGGGCTGCTGCTGGAGCTGGTCCAGAAAGCGACGGAGGACGGCGCATGACCATGAAAGTGGACGATATTATCCGCAGCTACGTTGCCTTGCGGCAGCGTAAAGCCGATCTGGAGGCAAAGGTGAAGGAGGAAGTGGCCGACATCAGGGTGATGCTCGGCAAGCTGGAGGGCTGGATACAGGCCCGTGCCGAACAAGAGGGTGTGACCTCGTTCAAGACTCCGCACGGCACGGCGTTCCTCACCACTACGGACTACGCGCAGGTGGCCGACTGGGATGCTACACTGGCCTTCATCAAGGATACTGAAAATTTCCATATGCTGGACAAGCGCGTGAGCAAGGTTGCAGTGCGTGAGTATATGGAAGAGACTGGCGAAGTCCCGCCGGGCGTGACGTATGGCACGCGCTTGGGCGTCAACGTCCGCAAACCGACGAAAATCTGATTGCACAGGAGCAACAACATGAACGACATGGTTCCCACTCTTACCGAGGTTCCCGAACACCTCGCCAAATACATTGGGCAGACATCCGCGTTGTCCGAGAGCATCGCTGCCGGGTTGTCCTCGGGCACGAGCCACCCGAGGATTTCCCTCAAGGGGAGTCGGTTCCGCATTGTCGAGGACGGCGCGGAGACGGTTATCGACGCCACTTATCTGGAGGTCATCATCGTCGGCGCCAACCCCCGGCTGTCCAAGATGTATTACGACAAGCCATGGGATCCTGACGCTGAAGCAGAGGCGCCCACCTGTTCGTCCCTTGACGGTGTATCCCCGGATACCGGCGTGGAAGACCCGCAGAGCGACTTGTGCGCAACCTGCCCGCACAACGCTTGGGGGTCGAAGACGACCCCCGCCGGCACGAAGATCAAGGCTTGCCCGGACCAGAAGCGGCTGGCTGTCGTCGCAGCCAATAACCCCAGCGGGCCGGTGTACCTGTTGGTGGTGACGCCTGCGGCGCTCAAAGGGCTGAACGCCTACCAGAAGACGCTGGACATGCGGAAAATCCCGGCGGAGATCGTGCGCACGCGCATCTCGTTCGACACCAGTGCATCCTACCCGCTGCTTACGTTCGCGGTGGCCGGGTTTATCGACGAAGATACGCAGGAAGAGGTCGAGAAGCACTTCGGGTCGGACGAGGTTCTGGAGATCACCGGCGAGGCCGTGCCAGCGAAGGCTGAGCCGGAGCCGGAGCCGAAGCCAAAGCCGCGCAAAGCGGCTGTGCGGGCCAAGCCGGAGCCGGAGCCCGAGCCGGAATCCGAGCCTGAGCCGGAGCCCGAGCCTGAGCCGAGTGCAGCGGCACAGGCTTTCGGCGCTGCGCCCGCCAAGGAGAAACCCAAAGCGGCGAAGCCCAAAGCCACGCGGGCACGGGCAAAGCCCAAGGCTGACCCGGTGGAAGTGGACGACATGGACGACCTCGTGGCAGAGATCGAGGCGCTCGTGGGTGGCGACGATGGCTGACCTGCGCGAGATCGACTTCGAGCGGCTGGAGCTTGTACGGGAAGCCGCTCGGCTTACCATCCGGGACTTCGCCGACTTCCTCGGCGTTACGCGCGCGGCGTACTACAAGTGGTTGAACGGCGGCCCCATCAGGGCCGCCAACACTGCGAAAATCCAAGAAGCCCTGCGTGACCTGCTCCCCCTCATCAAAGAGGGGGCGTGGCCCCCGAAGCGCGTGCGTGGGGTGAGCGGCGGTGACCTGTATCGGCAACTGCTTGAGCTGCTGGAGTCACGGGTGTAGCTTCCACAACGCAACGGAGGCTGCATTCCATGGATACGGCGGATTTTCTGCGGCGGGTTCTCCCAGACGAGGGCCTGTATTGTGCGTTCACCATCAGAGGCAAAGCGAAGTACAACAAGTTCTACGGCACTACCGACGCTCTGGCTGAGGCGGTTATCGCCACTGACGCGGCAGGGAACAGCGCTTACTACGCCATCGCGGCATTCAAGACCATGGAGAGCCGGTGCACAGACAACGCCCGTGCGATACGGGTGCTGGCTTTCGACGTAGACTGCGGCGAAGGCAAACCCTACCCCTCGTGGCGGGAGGGCCTCCGGGCACTCGGGGCTTTCGTCGCCAAGCTGCGACTGCCCAAGCCGTTGATCGTACATTCGGGCAATGGGCTGCACGTTTACTGGGTACTGGACCGGGCGTTGACGGTACCGGAGTGGCTGCCATTGGCCCGTGCACTGAAAAGCGCCGCTGCTACCACGGGGTTCGATACGGACGCCGGGCCCACGGCAAACGCGGCGCTGGTGCTGCGCCCGACCGGGACACACAACGCCAAGAACGGGAACACGGTGCGCGTGCTGCTGGACGCGGCGCCCACTACAGCGGAGATCATGGCCAACAGGCTGGGTACCTGCACCCAAGCCCCGTCGCAGCGGGCATCCGGCAATTTGCTCAGCGCCTTGGCAGTGCAGTACAACTACCCCCCAGCGGACCCGGCAGAGGTAGTTCGCAAATGCGCGCAGGTGCGCACTGCGGTAGAGGATCAGGGGGATGTCTCCGAGCCGGTGTGGTACGCCCTACTCGGGGTCGCGGCCTACTGCGAGGACTCGGACGCCACCGCCCGCGCGTGGAGCCGCAACCACCCCGGCTACAGCGCGACAGAGACCGCGCGCAAATTGCGGCATTGGCAGGGCAGCACTACCGGCCCGGCGACGTGTGCCAAGTTCAAGGCGGAAAACCCGAAGGGTTGCAAGGGCTGCGCCTACGCCGGGGAGATAGGCACGCCCGCACAGCTCGGCGTGCAGTTCGATGAAGTCGATACTGCGGCTGACGCGCCCGAGGCGGCCAATGCGCAGGTGGAGATACCACGCCCCTTCAAACGCACGGCAGATGGCATCGTGGTATCGCTGGACGGGACAGATGTCCCTATATGCGGGTTCGACCTGTACCCCGTCGGCTATGGGTTCGACGACGCCAGACAATATGAAACCGTGCGCTATATGTGGGACAGACCGCATGTCGGGTGGAAGCCCCTCATGCTGCGGCAGGCATTGCTGGTGGATGGCGCGTACCGCGATTTCGCCGAGGCTATCGCGGATCAGGGGATAATCCTAGAAACGCGCAAACAAACGGAGTTCTTTCAGGTCATGCTCAGATCGTACATGGCGGAGTTGCGGCGGTCGCAGACAGTCACGAACACCCATTCGAACATGGGGTGGAAGGGGGGGTTCACGTCGTTTGCCCTCGGGGCCGATCTGTACCGCAGAACCGAGGGCGGTACAGTGGAGCATACCCTGTTGCCACTTACCTCCAGCGTCCAGCGCGCCGGCGCAACCATGTTCATCACCAAGGGGTCACTGGATACATGGCGCGCGGGTGTATCGGCGCTGGCAAAAGCCGACCTGCTGGCGATGCAATACTCGCTGGGGACAGGGCTGGCATCTGTGCTGTTCGAGTTCACGGGGCTGAAAGGTGTGACCATATCCTTCCACGGTCCCACGGGTAGCGGAAAAACACTGGCGCAGCTTATTCAGCAGTCCTTGTGGGGCGACCCCGAGCAGATACATTTCCAATCCAAATTCACACAGAACGTATTGTTCAACAGGTTCGGGATGCACGGCAACCTCCCCATGACCATCGACGAAGCTACCATCATGTCGCACAAGGACGTTGGGGACTATCTGTACTGGGTCAGCCAAGGGCGGGACAAGGCCCGGCTGGACCGCAACATCGTGGAACGCGCCCCGAGAGTATGGGCGCTCACGTCCACCCTGTCTACGAATACACCGGTAGCCAGCAAGATCGTGAGCAGCAGGCATGAGTCGGACGCGCAGCTGGCGCGCTTGCTTGAGCTGCGGGTAGACGTCCCTGCGGTACTGGCCAAGAACACCGAAGTGGGGCGGAAGATATATCGGCTGTTTACCACGAACTACGGGCTGGCGGGGCGCGAGTTTGTGCAGCATCTGTTAATGGCCGGCGAGGGCAAGATACGCCGACTGATCGAGCGGGCCGAACCCGCCTTTCGCAAGCGGTACAAGATAAAGTTCACGGGCAACGAGCGGTACTGGGAGCAGGCGCTGGTGCTCACGGACTTGGCCCTGCGGCTGGCGCGCGATTACGGCATACTCGACATTGACCCGGCACCGTGCATCCAGTGGGCTGTTGCGCAGGTGGCAGACATGCGTACTGAGGTGAAGAACCAGACGATGGACGACTTCGATCTCCTTGCCGAGTACCTCAATGAACACCTGTCAAGCACAATACGTGTGTTCTACATAGGAAAGCGCGCACCGGTGATCGACTTCGGAGACCTGCCACGAGGCAGCGTGCATGTGCGGATAGAAGTTCGTCGGGATACTGCCGACGACGATCCCCACGGGATAATGTACATAGACCGCACGCACTTCCGTCGGTGGATGGCGACAAATGGCGGCAGTTACTCGGCATTGCGGAAAGCCCTGCAAGCTGCCAGAGCGGACTTCACCCCGGCACATGGGAAACTCACGCTGGGTCGGCACACGCCGCTGTCGTTGCCACAGCAGTATGTTCTTGGTGTTGGGTTGCATCACCCCCGGCTTGCAGGCGTTCTTGCGGACGTGGCGGCGGGGCGCAAACAAGGGGACCACAACGTGGTTCGGCTCAATACCCCAAAAGCGTAGCAGCGCGCTCATATTGCGCGCGGGTGGACTTCGGCGAGTATTTCAGTGTGCGAGCAGATACAGTCTGCTTGGCGGCGCGGACCCGGGCGGCGGCGTTTTTCTGGAAGTTGCGCACTTCCAGCCCGGTACCTCGGGCTTCCTTGTTCCATGCGTGCACCTCACGCACGATGCGCACCATTGCGGCGGTGTCTCCACGCAACGAGGCTTGCACATAGGCGTTGTAGAATGTCGCGGCAGTGTCCCGCTGGTAGTTGGACAGGCGCTGAGCTACGCGGATAACTCCGTACTGCTGCGCGGCGGCACTGGGGTAGAACCCAAGTGCCCGTGCCATGATGACCGCCGCGCTGGCATCCTGTGTGACATGATACCCGCGCTTATCCACAACAGCGCCGGTCTCGTGGTAAGCGTAGGCATCGGCCCATGCCCGCACCATGGTGACAGGGGACTTGCGCGCCGCCGTCAAAAGAGACGCCGGGCGTTGTGTCAGGCCAACCGCATGGGCGGCCCACTGCGCGGCTTCCGTACCGCTGGTCAGGAGGCCGGCAATAGCACCAGCGGCGGGGCCAGCAACTGCAAGCCCTTCACGCCACGTATCCGCGTTTGGCAGGAACATGCCCGTACCGGGGAACATGTCCCCAAGGGACGTGCGCGCGCCGAAGTCTCCGGGCAGGACCGTGTTTATCGCGCCGCTTGTAAGGATCGACGACCACCCCGGCACTACGCTGTCCATCGCCTCGGCGATCTTGAGGCGGATACTTGGCGTCTTGAGGCCGAGCCGCGCAGCAAGCGTATCCACTACGTCCTCCATATCCTGCGCGAAGGGCAGACCTGCGACCCCGGACAATCCGAGCATCCCGCCGAGGAAGATGAGTTGCGATTTTCGTGGCAGGTTACGCAGCAGATGTACCGTCATGGTCGGGTATATCTTGTACATGTACATGAATTGCTGCACGCCGCCGCGCCACAGCGCGGGCCGGTTGGACACGGCGTACTCACCGAGCGTGTCCTCCACGGTGGTGACAGCGAACTTGCGCGCCCGCGCCATGGCAATATCCATGGGCTGCCCGGCCTGTCGTGCGCGGTCAAACTGCAAGCGGTATGACGCCAGCAGGACCGCGCGCCGGGAAGCCTGCTCTGTGCGGTTGAACGGGAGCAGCCAGAAATCCAGAAATTTCTGCAAGGCTACGTTGGTCATACGCCCGCGCGCAGAAGCAATAAGGGCGTTCGACAGGGCCGGGATGGCTATGCCTTCTTCGATCTCATGGGCGAGGAACAGCGCTTCGTCCGCAGTCAGGTCTGCCTTCTTCAAACCGGCGCTATCTTCGGCCAGCGCGAAGTAGTACCGCGCCGTGTTTGCCTTGGCGTTTACCATGCCGACAGTGCCAACAGTGCGCATGGCCCTGAACAGGGCAGTGATGGTCGGACCATAGTTGAAGCCCCCGCCGAAAGCGCGGGCCCCGTTGTAGGACGCCAGATACGGCACCGTGTTCGTTATGACGGATACGACGTTGAGAGACCCCGTGGCAATGGAGCCGCCGAGTTGGGCGGCGCTTGCGGCTCCGCGCACTGCTGATGCCACCGCACCGCTGCCAAAATCCGATTCGTCGAGGTTGCGCTGGCTCTCCATGAAGGCGAGTGACCGCGCTGCTTCGGCGTAGTACCGCTGGGCCATGCTGACGCCACCCGTGCCGGGCCGGGCAGTGCGTTTCTGCTGGAACTGGTACGTGCGCAGGGCGCGCTTGGCTTCGACACGCGCAGACTCACTGGCGTTCGGGTCGGCAGACAACGCGGCGTGCGAGGCTTTCAAGCGACCGAGCAGCTCCGTGTCGTTGGCGTTCCACAGCCGCCGCGAGGCAGACAGGCTCATATTCATGAGCTGGTCAAGGTCGGGCCGGATGATTGTCTTGGCGATGGTGGCCGCACGCGACTCGATGTGCCCCGATATGGCCTTGGCCGCATTTGGGCTGGCCCCCGGCTGGAAAGCACGCATGAGTCGGTTTCTGGCCCGGCTGTTCTGCCGGGTCATCGTGATGACAAGCTCTTCCATCTTCTTCGGCGGGATGGGGATACTGAAACGGCGCAAGCCGATCAGGAACTCATTCAGGTTAAGCTGCGGCGGTGCGGCTTCCAGTGTTACCGCATGGTCCGCCACGGCCTTGATATGCACATCGCGCACGCGGTACCCTCGCATGTCACCGTCCCACACGGCTACTTGGTACGTGTTGTCCGTGCCACCGAATACCTCGTTGATCTTGTCGCGCAAGGTGGCCGCTTCTCCCACAGTGTCCACCTGATGGTAGGAGAGTTGCTGCGAGAAGGAGTCCTTCATGCGCAGTTCTTTCCCTGTTGCGGGGTCGATAGCTACCATGCGCACCTGTATGCGCCCCTCACGCAGCACCGGCACGTAGCCGGTTGCAATGGACTGCTCTGTTCTCTGGCTGCCGTCGTTTCGGGAAATCTCCGAGACCGCCAACTCTTTCATCTTGTTCTGTATGACGAACTTCTGATCTTCTGACGGATGGAACCGTGTTTTGAACTGTTCGATATTGGCGGCTACTTCGTCCGCGCGTTTGCCTGTAAACCACCCCTTCACCTTGGCGTTACGGTCTGACCCTCTGGTAGCAATCAGTGCCGCGTTGAGGTCTGCGAGGAACTGGTTGGCCCGGTCCAGCGCGGCAGTGTCCACGATGATTTGCCCATCCGAGGCAACCTGTGATCCAGCGTTGTACAGATCACGGTATACGGAGTTCATGTCGAGCAGGAATGCACGGTCCTCTGGCGTCATGGCGCCGCCCATGGCATCGTTTATTTCGAGCAGTTGCGTGTCGGTCACTTTCAGGTGCGCGATATACTTGGCACGCAGCAGGTCCATCTCTACCTTGTCCATCTGCTCACGGGCGCGCTTGTAGAACTTCCACTCCAAGCTCTTTTCCGTCAGGTGCGGCAGCGCGGGGAACTTCTCCGTGCGCTCTTCGAGGAACACACCGCTGTCGATGCGCATGGCGTAGTCCGTCCTTATGGCCGCTTTCTCGGACGGGGATGCCGCCTTGGCGATGGCGGCATCCCGCGCGGCTTCCAGCTTGGCCGTAAGCTCTGGAGTCAACGGCGCTTCGTCGAATACGGTGTAGGTGAACCCCTTGCGGAAGTCTTCCAAGGCCATGTGCCCTGCCTGCTGCAATTTCTTGAGGTACGCGGCGTTCTCCACGATCTTGCCGTCTACGAGGTCTATGAGCTTTGGCTTCTTCGCGGACGTGTCCGGCGTGTATCGGGATACCGCCAGCCGTTGCCCGGCGTACAACATGCTGTCCAGCAGTTTTTTCTGGGTAGTTGTTACGCCGTCGCCGATCTTGACAAGTTTCAGGTCGAGCTGCGGATTGAGGTACCCAGCCAGTGCTTCGTTCGCCTTCGTCTTGGTGCTCATGGCCTGCCGGTTTGCCGACATGATGATGTCGTAGTACCTGCTCAGGCCGGGGTTCTCCTTGGCGCGGTAGTTCGTCAGTGCGAATGCGTGCGATTTCATGCGGTCCAGCAAGTCTGTGACATTGTGGAAGCTGGAGAGGAGGTTGTCCTTGGACAGCGGTGGGAGCTTGCCGTTCATCAGCCCCGTGGCAAACCCCAGTTCGTGCAGGGAATTTGCCGGCATGTACCGACCGACAGCAGCCTCCGTGGCGGCCCCGGTCTCCATGTCATGCAGAGACCGCGCAATTGCCACGTTGTCGAACATGGCCCCGATGCCCCCATTGCGGACATAACGCCGCGCATGGCTTACAAGGTACCGCGCAGCATCGTCGGAGAATCCGAAACCCGCCCGGTTGAGCGCGGTCTTGAGCGCAGCCCATATGCGCGCCAGCAGACTGCTGTCCAGCGCAGCGGCGAAGTCCGCCAGATACTCTTCGACGGCCTCCGGGCGGCTCATGCCCGCTGTCTCCACTGCTGCGTCTGCTGCGTGCCGGATAGCCGGGCTGCCGTCGTATATTTCTTGCATCATCGTGTTGAACTTCGTCGCCGGGATGACGCCCCGCAGGCCAAAATGCCCAATGGTTTCATGCGCCAGAACGGCCCGGGCGTGGGCTTCATCGGCGATGTTGTCGGTAAACAGGAACACATGCCCGTCACCGAAGGAATAGCCCGCTGCCTTGGACGCAGCAAAGTCTCCCTGCGGGCGTGCGGCGTTCGCCGCCTTGTACAGATGCGGGTCTTTCTTTCTCAGATGCGCCACGTTTCGGTACAGCCGTACTTTCGGTCTGCGGGCCAGCTTCTTGATGTATCGGCCTACGACAAGGCGTGCTCTGCCCATCTTGATGGGGCTGCTGATGTCGTTATACGAGTCGAGCTTGTTGCGCCCCGTATCTTTGCTCACCACAGGCCGTATGCCGTTGGCGTCCCGTGCGCCCCGGTGGAAAAACTCCGGGTTTTCCGGCGAGAGCAACGCGCTCATAGGCCCATCACCGTACTGTGGGTTGCTGTCTTTTATGCGCCGCCATGCGTCGCGCAGGGCTGAGCGCGCCTTGGCGGACAGGTTGCGGGTCTTGCCCGCGTTTATTGCGTCGATGGTGCTGGCAATCAATTCGTAGTCGAACCCCGGCGCCAACCTCCGCGTATCGCGCATGGCAGCCTCGGCTGCGTGTGCGTCCTCCCGCCGCAGTTCGTACAGGGCCTCGGCGTCTCGAACTTGCGCTGCACCGTTGGGGTCGTTCTGCACGCTCACGAGGAACTCCTTGGCGTGCAGACGCACGGCATTGTCACCCATCTTGCTCCAGAAAATAACTTCCTCCAGTGCATGGACGGCGCGCTTGGACGTATTTGCCACTTCGGCTTGCCCGATTGCTTCGTCGAGAAACTCCCTGTCAGTCAGCGGCGCCTCCGGCCCACCAGCCTGTTTGCGGCGCGCGGCCAGCTGGCGCTGAGTATCCAGCTTGGCCCTGTATTCGGCCAGCGCCGTTTTCGGCGGCAGGAGTACGCGGCGTTCGGGCTTACTTGCGCCCGCGTTTGGTACGGGCTTTTTTGCCGTGCCTTTCGCAGGCTGCGCCTCCGGTGGCAAGGTACCCTCGGTGGCAAGGCGCGCAACTTCGGCCTTTGCTTCGGCCAATGTATTTCCGAGGTACCCATTACCTAGCGGCCCCGTGAAGTTCGGCTCCGGCGTAAACCCTTCGAGATACCAGCCGGGAACCCGGTTGGCCTGCGCTGCTGCCTCCCGCCTGATTGCTACGGTCTTACCGTCGGACAGCGTAAGGATGTGGTCTGACCCTTCGTTCACACCGAGGGAACGCCGCTTGCTGCCCACGACCGTAACTGGCGACTTCGGCGTGGCTTTCAGCTTGGCTGCCTTCGGTGCCTTGGGCTTCAGCGTGGCTTTCAGCTTGGCTGCCTTCGGTGCCTTGGGCTTCGGCGTGGCTTTCAGCTTGGCTGCCTTCGGTGCGAACGCTTTCTCCAACCGAGCTTTCGTTGCTGCCGGGTTCTCGTTGTTGGCGACTGCCAGACTGGGGTTTGGTTGCGTCGGTGACGGCAGGATCGTTGGCTGGTCCAGCAGGGGCTGCGCTTTGCCCGGTCGCACGCGGCGTTTCAGTTTTTTGAACAGCGCCTCGTCAGCGGAGCCACCAGCGACGGCCTGCGTCCAGTCCAGCCGCGCTTTTGGGGTCAGCCTGTCGAATGTAACCCGCGACTCCGGCGGGCGCATCTGTTCCCACGCGGCCTCTGCTTGCAGCAGCGCATCGCGGGCCTGCTGTTGGGCCTGCTGTTGAGCCTGCTCGAACTCCTGCTGCCGGCGCGCGGCGATCTCGGCGGCCTGCTGCTGCGCGTGCTGGTCTTGCGCAGTTGCTATCTCCTGCGCCTTGCGCATCTCAGCCTGCCGCGCCAGCAACGGGGTAAGCTGGTCTGCGATAGCCGTGCTTGTCTGTGTAGCCGGCGCGGCAGCGAAGGTATTTATGGGCAGCTCCGGTTGAGCAGGGCCGGGTTGCATCACAGGCGCCACCGGGGCAGGCTGTGCCGCGCGCTGGCCCATCTCGCTGGCGCGGAACATTTCAGATTGCAGGGGCAACGAAGGCTGCGTTTGTCCTGCTACAGGCGCCAGTGCCCCATCTGCTGCCGGGGCAGGCTGCGTGGCGCGCTGGCCCATCTCGCTGGCGCGAAACATCTCGGATTGCAGCGGCGGCGTAATCAATGCGGAGTCCGACTGTGAGACGGGGCGGCCCGCTCTGACGGTGGGAGCGGCGTTCACAGGTGGCGGAGTAACCAAGGCCGGCGGAGGCAGTAGCCCGGCAGGGCGCGGCGTAGCATCCGCCAAGGGCAATGGGGCCGCCGCTGTCTGTGTCTCTACCCCGTTGAGCAGGTCAACAGGCGCAGTGGTGTCTGTATTACGTTTTGGCCTCGGCGGCGCGTCTGGCACGCCTGTTGCATCCTGCGAGGCCCCCTGTACATGCACAGCGCCCAAGGGAGCGCCAAGAGCAAAGCCCGCGCCGAATGCCACGAGGGCGTCGGTGCCGTATCGCTGTGCGACGAGCGGTGCCAGCGCGGCAATGTCCGCGTCGTTCAGCTTTGCTCGCAGCTCCGGGTCGAACATGATCTGGTCGGTGACCTGCGCAATGGCCTCGGATGACCCTTCGAGGGCGCCTGTGCCTACGCCGCGCGCAATGCGCCCGCCCATCGTGCGCTTGACTGCATCGCCCACAACCCCGCGCAGGGCAGGCGAAAACCCGCGTGCAATGATCGTTGGGCCGACAGTCTGTATGCCAGTATTGAAGATCGACGTCAGGAGTATGTCGGTCTGCACGGATGGATCAGACGTATCATGCCCGTTCTGCTCTGCGACATCCCACGCCTGCTGCAACTCCAGTGGCAGTATGGAAGCCGCCACCCCGGCAACAGCCCCGACAGGACCACCGAACGCTCCGCCTGCCAAGCCCCCGCCTACGGCGGCCCCAATGGATGGGATACTCTGGAGGGTCGCTGTGGCGATCTTGCCCGCCAGCCCCTGCCCTTTGGAGACGGCCCCCAGTCGAGCTTCTTGCGAGGGGCTGAGGCCGATGTGCTTGTCGGCGAAGTCCGCAATGGCGCCACCGAGCTTGTCCGCTCCGGCCAGCTGCAACCCTCGGCCAACTCCGCCGACAAGCCCTTCTCCGAGAGACTGCGCGCCTGCTGCGATGTTCCCCGTCACGCTCAGCGGCGTGGCGAAGCTGCGCAGGTATGTATCGTACCCCGCCGGATCGACACGCAGCCAGTCGCTTGCTATGCCCGTCGGCGGCGGAGCCTTGCGGCTGGCGAATGCTGGCGATTGCAGCGCCGCTGCCGCGTCGTTCTGGTCGAACACGGTGCCACCGACCGCCATCTTGCCTGTGGACGGGCTGAAAAAAATATCTGGTGCCGCAGGCGCCGCTGCGGCGGGCGGCGCGGCAGGCGCGGAAAGCACCGGCGGTGTCTGGAATGGCTGGGTGCTAAGCACCGCCGCGTCGGCAGCGGGGAACTGAAGTCCAGCAACGCCAGTAGTCGGAGTTTTTGGTAGCCGCAAAGGGCGCAGATCGGCGGTGGTCATGGCGCCGCTCCCGGCCTGAGAATCTGTACGCGTCGCCGCGCCGTGGGCAACCCGGGCGCGGCGTCCGGGATGGCTTCCCAATAGTGCAACTCATTGTTTCCAGTGACACTGTTGTATACAAGGACCGCCGGGCCGGAAATACCGAAGTCGCCCAAGTCCCCCGCCGCGTATTTTTGCAGCACTTGCAAGCCGCCGCTCAGCCCGAGGTCGGCGGCGGCGCGCGCGGCCTCTTTGCCTTGCGCCTTACTATTTGCAGTGGCCACCTCGGCCACTTGGTCCCTGTAGGCACTGTCGAAGAACTCACGCGCCATGTTCGCCAGTGCGTCCTTGCTCAGCTTTTGCATGTCTCGAGGACCAAGTGCGCCGTTAACATACAGGTCGTAAGTACCGTCGCCCCGGAGCACCGGTGTAACTTCGGAGCCGTAGTAGTGAGTGAGTACGCGCCCAAGGCGGGTAGCACTGCCAAGGGCGAGGTCGTTCACGGCCTGCATACCTTCCAGATAAGTCAGCGTGGCATCCAGTTTCTGGATCGTGGTTGCATACTGCTGCGCGCGCTTTGTATCCCCCGATGCTACGGACTGGTTATACGCGGCTGTGAGTCGCTGGCGCTGCGTAATCGCGTTGACCAGCTCACCATTCAGGCGGGGCATGTCCCGGATAAGCACCTTTGACGGCGTAACGACACGCCCGCTTTCCGGCGGGGCGGCCACAACGGTGTCCACTGGCGACGCGTCTGTCTTGCCCCGCACACCCGCCTTTGGGCCCGCCGCTGTGGCAGCAGGCGGCGATTTCGCGCCAAGCTCCGGCCCCTCCAGCGCAAATACCCCGCGCGGAGCCGGGGCCTTGGGCCGCGTCGTATCCTTGGTCGCTACGGTAAATTCGGTCAGCGCGTTGTTCAGCAGTCGCTCAGCCTTGACAGTATCCGCGAGTGCCCCAGCGTCGCCAGCATCGTAGCGCTGTTGCGCCAGCTCTGCGGCGTGCTGGAGGCCCGGAATGCTCGCATTAAGCTGCTGCGCGTAGATGGCACGAACTTGGCTTTCCAGCTTGCGGCGCTGCGCAGGCTTGGCGTTCTGGAACTCCGACGGCAGGGTGACGGCCCCGGTAGCAGGGTCATACTGCGCGATGAGGCCACTCAACCCCGGCGCTGCCACAGGTACAGTTGCGCCACCGCCTGCTACTGGCTCTGGCATGGCGGTAAACCCCGCGCGGGACGCCGCCAGACCCGCCCGCGTCGCCATGGCATCCGCTTGCGAAAGGTGCGTAGACAGCCCCGGTGCGGGCGCCGTTGGTGCCGCAGGCGCAGGTGGCGCCGTGGGAAGCCCCGGTCGGGCGGGGAATGTACTCACAGGCGCGCTGGCAGCCGGCGCGACGGCGGGCGCCCCCACAGGGGTACCGACAGGGAAGGCCGGCAGTGGCGGCGGGGCGCCTGTTACCGGCGTACCGAGAGCAAACCCGACCGGGGAGAACCCGAGCGGCGCCGGTCCCGCAGCCGGTGCAGCGGCGGGCGCGGTGTTCAGCCCGATAACATCCGGCATGGCGCCAAGGGGCGGCGGGGGTGTGCTCGCCTTGCCCCTGCCACGCGCAGCGGCTTTGGCCATGCGGAGACGCTCGGCCTGTATGGCCATGTTCTGACGTATCTGCGCGGCAGCCAGCTTGTCCTTCTCGCGCTGGCGCAGCGTTTCGTCAAGCCCGGCCAGCGCGTCAGCCGGGCCGGGGCCGGGGACAGCCCTAAGCCCCCCGAGGATGTTGACCCCACGACGAACACTGGTGGCGGACAGGACCATGGTTGTCTCCTAAGCGATGCTGCCGAACAGGCTGGGTGCGACCAAGCCTGCGGATTGCACGAAGTCGTGCTGCGCCTGTCGCCGACGCGCGGCGAGGTCATTGTACAGCGGAAGTAGCCGCCCGGCGACGCCCTCGGGCGCGTTCTGTGGCAGGGCGTTCAGCCCGGCCTGCGTGAGGTTTGCCTGCGCGGCGCTGCCGCGCGCGTAGTCGGCAGCGGCAGCGGTCGCGCCCGTCTGCGAACTGCGGATTCCCGCCCGGCGCTGGGCAAAGGCTGTCTCGGGTGCGCTCAGTCCCCGCGTACTGTCAGCAAGCTGGCGCTCGGTAGCAATCTTGGTGCGCGCAAAAGCCTGCTCCGGGTTGGGCGCCTGTTGCGCGGCCTGTTGCAGCAGCCCGTGCGCGGCAGCCACCTGCTCGTCGAGTAGTCGCCTGTCCGTGGACGCCAAGCGCGCAAGTTCCGTCTTGCGCTGTCCGATGAGCGCGCGTTCCTCTGCGCTGAGGCCATCCAGATTCGGGTTCTGCGCCGCCGCCAACAGCGTTATACGCGCCAAGGACTGCGGACTGGCCAAGGACGCCAGCGTGCTTTTCAGCGCCCCGCCAAAGCTCACAGGCGCTGCTGCTGCGGTCGCAGCAGCCGGGGCGGCAGCGACAGCGGGAGCCACCGGCGCAGCAGTAGCCGCCGTAGGCACGGCCAACCCGGCACCCGTGGCTCCCGCAGCGGGTGCAGCACCCGTAGCGCCCGTCGTTGCCGCTGTCGTACCGCCGAACAGGGAGCCGAACCCGCCTTGCAGCCCGAAAGTCCCCACGCCGCCCAAGGCCGCGCCGAGCAGTGGGTTCTGCCCGGTTGCGGCGGCGCTTGCCGCGCCAAGTCCGGCGCCCACAAGAGAAGTCCCGAGCGTCGAGGTTACGCCGAGCACACCCGCCACCGCCGGGGCAAGGAAAGGCACCGCGACCGCAGCCACTACCCCCAGAACACGCTTTACACCCTTGGACATGCTGCCCCCCTATAGCTCCATGCGCATATACACGCACGATCTGTCAAACCCGAACTTGTTTCTGTACACCTCGGCCAGCCGCTCGGTGGCATAGGCATCGAGAAATACACAGCCGTTAGCCCGCAGCCAGTCAAGAATGACCGGCCAGTATGCCGCCTTGAACCGCAGCAGATGTTGTCCGCCCATGGCCACTACGTCTGCCCCTTTACGACCATTCGTGGTATGGAATTGCAAGACCAGCACAAAGGCTAGTTCGCCCTGTAATCGCCCTGCAAACACCGCACATAGGCCGGCCAGCGCCATGGCGCGTATATCTGCCGGCGATATGTCACCTGCGCCGACTTCATTACTTGCGCACGATGCCGCAAGGAGTGGCTCCAGCTCGGGCCACTCCGTGTCCACATCCTCCGCGCCCAGCATGGCGATTGCCATATCACTTTTTCTGGGCCGGGTCATATTGCGCGAGCAGCTTGTCAAAGAACTCCCGCCCCTTCATGTCAACGACGTGCTTGGGCACGACATACTCGCCCGTGTGGGCCTTTATGGGCACGGGGCGGCTTACCCCGACGTTGGGACCGACCGGGCCGCCGTCCTGCATGGACGGCCCCTGTGCGTCCTGTGGCGGCCCGGCTTCCTGCGCCCCCTGTGCAGCGCGCGCCGCGATGAGGACTGCGATAACCAGCCCTTGGTCGTATTGCGCGGGCAGGTCTTGCTCGGTCGCAATGCCCTGTTGGATGACAAACTGCCTGATCTGCGGGTACAGCCCCGGGTCACGCAGGACCGTAGTCGCCAATTGTGCCAACATGTTCAACTCACTCAGGGTGAGTTCGCCGCTTTGCACGGCGCTGTCAATCTCTTGTCGTATCTGCGCGACCTGCTCCGGGTGGTCCGCCGCGAACTTGGCAACGCTGTCCGTCACCACCCCGACGTCCAGCGGCTGGCCCCTGCCCTGCAACCCGGCAGCGGTGTTCTGCGGTAGTGCAGCAGGCGCAGCAGGCGCGACAGGAGCAGGTGTGAACGGCGCCATCGGTGCGGCGGGTGGGCGATTGGCTATAAGCGGGTTGGGCATCGCTAACCTCTCAACTGCGTGATGAGTGCCTCAACGGTGGCACGCAGGTTGGCAACGTCGTTCGCCAGTGTCTGTGTGTCCACCATAAGCCTTACATAGTCTTCAAGCAATGGCATATTGGCCCCGCTGATGGTCACGCCACTGCCATGGGCGCTGATATTGGTGAGCACCTGTGCCGGCGGGGTAGTTACGGTTATGCTCGACCGGCTTATCGCGGAACTGGCAAGGTCGGTCTCCCCGCGCGTCCCTGTCAACAACTCTACATTTTCCTTGAGGGCGCTGAGTACACGCGACTGCCACTCTGGCAGGCCCGACTGCGGGATTGCCGGTACTGCTGTATAACGCGCCATGTCAGACTCCTTTCAGCCCAATGGGCGTCTCAGCCAGCTTTATGGCGCGCAGCCGCACTGCAGCGGATACTTCCACCTCGAAGTTATCCGCCTTGTATCCTGCCGGGAGCCGGAAAGCCGTGCCGCCCGTGACGGTGTTCGTATACAACAGCGTGCCGTCCGCCCAGAACTTGAATACTACCCCGCCGCCAGTACTCCACAGCGCTGTGGATGTGCCCCACACGTCAGTAGACGCGCCCCATACGAGGGACAGATTGCTGAAATCAGCCAGAACCTGTGCCGCACCCATGTTTATCGGTGCTGGGGTTGTCAGTACCTTGGACTTCCAACGGAACGTCTGCGAAGACTGCGCGGGGTCGTCCCACTGGTATACGCTCCCGGCAGTTCCGTGCGTGAAATACATGGCATTGGTCTCAGCGTCATACCATGTTGCCGTTGGCGCAACGGATGTCGTGAGGTCAACAAAGAAGCCCCCGGCCTGCTGGTCGCGCTCGAAACTGATCCCCCCGGCGTCGTGCCATGCCAGATAGCTGTCCTTGTATGCCGCCGCGACAAGCGTTGTCGGGTCCAGATCGGCGTTCCATGTGTCGCTGTTGTACACAGCCTTGGTGAGAAGCTGCGGCCCCGAAGTCGTCGAGTACAGCACCAGCCCATCGTGCGTGGCGTACACTACCCCGAAGCCCATGTTGACCATACTGCGCTTGTTGAGGCAGGGGTAGAGTGCGTCAATGCGCGTCGTATTCAGGACCGCCGGATCGCCCCCGGCCACGAGGTACGGGTAGGACTCCGTTGCCACGAACAAGTACCCGGACGCCGCTGACAGGCCAACTATGCCATAGGGTATGGTGATCTTGTATCGACGCGGCCACGCATGAAATTCCCCCGGCTCGGAGAAATACAGTTCATTCCCGACAAACCCGACCAGCACATTGTTGTTGTACACCACAAGCCCGTCGAGACCAGCCGGCGGTGGCTCGTAATCGTCGGTATTGAGCGAGTTCAGCAAGCTCGCAACGGCGAAATCGTCAGTGAAGTCATATGACCCATCGCCCCAATACCGCGCGGGCGTTACCCCCGGCGTCTCGGATACATCGTGGTACAGCGTCCCCGCAGTGACCGGTGCAGTAGCTGTGGCCGACCCGGACGACGCATATGTGAAAGTGCTGGCATCTGGCGTGCTGAGTACGACGCCGCCGGAGACATCGAACGACGCATCGCTGCAACTACCAACCTTGAAGTAGTCGCCGACCGTCAGGTTATGCGGATACGCCGTTGTCACCGTTGCCGTGCTGCCGCTGCGCTGGACCGTAGACAACCCTGTGGGAAACCACAGGGTCGCGAGGCGCAGGTAGGCCGTGTCCGAGGTGGACGACAGGGTGCGGTACAGGCGCAGCCCACGTATCTGGTTCTTCCCGGATGGCGCTGCTGTCGGCAGCCCGCTCACAGTAACGACTTGGCCCTCCTTTATGAACAACGCGTCAGCCGGGTCAGAGCCGACCGACTCTTCACTCCACGGCGTGAACCACGTATATAGGTATGTCCGCGCGGTAGTCGCGCCAGACAGGTCTATCTTGCCGTCTGTACTGGCCGTTGTAGCCACTTGGAAATCGGAGCTGAGGTAAGTGATCGTCGTAGCATCAATGACAGTAACAGCCACCGTTGGCGTGTTGAACCCAGAAATGTCCCACTCGATAGTCCCTGTTGCCGTGGTAGAAGTCGCCATGGTGACAGTGAACGTATTCACATCGGGCACAGTGACAACGGTGTACGCACTGCTGGCCGTGCCCCCGGAAGTTTGCGTAAGAACCACGCGCGCGCCGACAGCCAGCCCATGGGCAGTTATCGTGACCGTCATGGTCGTGCCGGATTGGCTGTATGTCCCCGTCACCACGGTAAACCCGCTCACCGTGATGAACGCCCCGGTCTTGAGGCCGTGCGCAGTGCCTGTAACGAGCGTCACCATACCGCCTGCGTCACGGGCATAGGAGGCCGTTGTCACCGTGGTGAAGGACGCCGCAGAAGTGGTCGGTGTCTGCGTAGGAAGCGGAAGCCCGAGGTCGTAGTAATCTGCCGGGTAAGGCGCAGCACCCGCCGTCGCCAGAGCATATGTCGAGACCTTCGGGGCGCCGTCCCCTGTGTAGTAGAACCGCTGCTCACTCGAAGTCTGCGCTGCTGCCGGTGTCGCAATATCTACCCCGGTCGTCCATGCCAGCCAGCGCAGCGTATTATCCGTTGGGTCGCGCAGCGCGTATAGCGCCTTGGGGGTGCTCAGCAGACCGTGGGAAGCTACGATGGCCGGCTGCGGGTAGGGGATGATGTCACCGGAATACAGCTTCGCATCCTCAGCGACCTGCGCAGCCTTGTCCGGCAGCAACTCAGGCGCCATGCGCGGCGCTTTGCCGAGAAACTTATCCAGCCTTATCGCGACCATGGCTGCTTGTACCACATATTCCCGGGGATGGAAGCAAATTAGCACTTGCTGTGCAAGTAGACATACTATACGCTGCTAGTTGTTGGCGAGCATCTTAGGAGGGCAACATGAACAACGGGTGGTGGATCATACCCGGACTGTGCCTGTCGCTGGCATTCTGGACGGCGCTGCTGTGGTGGCTGTTGTGACTGCCATCGGGAAGATTACGGCATGGGTACTGGCTGGGCCAGCGGCGGTTTGCAAAACCGTTCGCAAAGGGTTCGATTCCCTCCCATGCCTCCATATCGGATGGCGTCCGCGTTTTTATGTCATGCTGTATTTCCCGTGGTACAGAGAGCAGCATGACGACCGCATATTCAAATGGTCGAACGTATGGATGTTGCCCGAGGAACATGAACGGCTGCTCTTCCCCGATAACACCCGGCAGCTTTACGCCCAAGAGCTAGCGAAAGCTGCGTTCAACGACGCGTATAAGCCATCAGAAATAGCAATATACCTCGCGAAAGACTGCATCGTGCACTACAGGCACCTTGCTGAGAGCCATAAAACCGAGGCTATCGAGGCCCGAAAAGAGGTGTCGGCAATGAAGCGGCAAAAAAGAAAGCCCGTTCGAAAAACCGTCTTGGGGTCGCACATAGCATCAGCGAAGGCGCTGGAAACCCAACTTGCCAAGTACGGGCTGCACGCGGAGGCGGAAACAATAGCGCGGCTACGCCGAAGTGCGGAAGCTCTCTCGGCCTTGCCCAGCCATTTGGAGCGAGCCACCCACAACATCTGAGCGAGCCACTCAATATGAGAACCCCATGGCAACAAAGCGAGCCATTTGCCTTGAGCCACCCACTACACCTGAGCGAGCCACACCTAGCGAGAAACCCACTACATATGAGCGAGCCAGCTACGAAGATACGCCCATCGCACCGGAGCGAGCCGACATACATGAGAACCCCAACCCTCCAGAGCGAGCCAATTGGACCGAGACACCCCAGAGGAGCGAGCGACATGACCAGAGATGAAGCGATCCGGGCAAGCATTACGCATTGGCGCGAGGTTGAGAAAACGGACGATCCGTTTGTTCGCATAGGCGTGGGCGACTGTGCGTTGTGCGAGAAGTACCTTGATACCGGGTGCGACACTTGCCCACTCGGAAAAGCCGGTTATGGATGCCGCACCAACGCAAGCCCATATATCCGCGCCAACAAGGCGTCGTGGGGCTGGCGCCACAGCGGCACTAAGACTGCCAAAGCGAATTTCCATGCTGCCGCCAGAGCCATGCTAGAGACACTGGAAGGGCGAACAAAGGACAGACGACATGGACGGGTAGCACAATGGTAGTGCGCTGCGCTCATAACGCATCGGTTGCAGGTTCGAGTCCTGCCCCGTCCACCAATTGAAGCGGCGGCAATGGTGCCACCGTACTCCGCCGGGCTTCGTGAGTGCGGCCCGGCGGGGAAGGAAAGGGACAGACATGACCGATAACATCTGGTCCACCGTTGCCGCCATCAGCACCGCCCGCGCGGAAGAGCGTCGGTGGGATGCCAAGTTTGACGACCTAGTGCGCCGGGCGCGGAACGGCGAACGCAATCTGGAATGCGCCGGGGCCATGTGTGTCGGCGCGTGGAAAGCCGCCCGAAATATCCGGGTGCAATTGGGGGAAAACGAATGACTAGCAACGTGTATGGATACTGCCCTTTCTGCGGGGCCGAAGTCTACGCCCGCGAACGTCGCCCGAATGGGAACGATTGGTGCGGTAATGACCACACTTACCCGAGCACCCAATCCTTGAGTGAAAAACCGTTGGGAATGACGCAGGATGCTGCTTGCGATGTGTGCGGGCACGCCGTGATGATAGATGTCGTGGTTGCCAATGACGTATGGGCGGCGATAAGCCCCTCTGGCGATGAGCACGGGTATCTGTGCGCAAACTGCATGGTCGAGGCCATCGCCGAGAAATACAAATGGCCCAGCGTCAGGCTGTTGAGCAGCCGTGACGACCACAAAAAACCCCGCCTGACGCAAGCCGGGCGGGGAGTTGGAACAGGAAAAAACTGAGAAGTCTAAGGCCCTTTCCTAGTTGTCGCACCTGCACCCCGGTGCCGGGATCACTCGCCGGTTTTCTCCGGCATTGGCGGCTGGGGTGGGGCATAAGGCTCAAACTCCCCGGCAGACTTGAACGGCAGTTTGATCCGCGCTTTCACCCCCGCCTGTCCCGCCTCGAAGTTCTGCCCGGCCATGCTCAGGCAGGAGCGCATGTCAGGCGACGTG